ACATTGCGCTTGCAACTGCAAACGAACCCAAAATTGAAACAAAAGTACCAAACCAGCTCAAGACATTAATCATTTTTTAACCTTTGAATTGTGACGTTTCAAGTCCCAATTATACCACACAAACACGCCACAAATAAAAATAATTGAAATCATTTTCGGGAAATCTCCATTGAGTGAAAGGGGTTAGCCTCAAGCCCATAGTTTACCATAATTTCAGCCCATTTTTTGCCATGCCCGCAAATTTTTTCGCTTTCACCAAACAAATTCCAGTCAGCCTGATGGATAATCTCATGCGGAAGTATTACATCCATCATGGTATTGAAGTATTCTGGGTTACTTTTGAAAAATTTGTAACCCATTTGTATGCGGTTTTCGCTTTGAAAGCATTTGCCAGCACAACGCCAAATGTAAGGGTTAAGTTCTACTTTTGGCTCATTGTAGTGAACCAAAGGTGTATATAATTCGCAAAGTGAATCCCAAATCATGCAAGTTTCCCGCCTGATGTGGTGTAAGAGTGCTTTTTTGTCCATGCTGAAATTATACCCCATAAAATCCCGATTTTTTGGCCCACACCCCCAAAAATAATTGTAACAGTTTGCCAAAACTGTTACAATTATTTTCGTTGTTTTTTGGGGAAACCCCTTGACACGGCCCAATATTATGTGGTATAATATTGGCGCAAAATTGCAAACCAAAGTATTCATTTTGGTTTGCAAACTCAAGTATTAAATTTTACGTTTTTGCCATAATTGAAACTCAAGTTTGAATATAATAATGGCAAAACCTTTCACCTCTGGATTAGTTGGTTTTCTATAACCAAACCATTTAGTAACCACGACAATATCAATATCCCAATTAATAATCCACAAAACTTTTACGATTATCATGGCCAATATTGATAATGGCCAAAAAACAGAAAGTATAACGGCAGCATCAATATCTTGGTAGGGTGTTCTGATGGCAAATGCTATCATCATGATAATCACGCCAGCCATATAAACAGTTAATTCAATCATTTTAATTCCTCGGGTTGAAATGCCATAATATCAGAATAAACGTCAACATATTTATGGCATCTATTCAACAATTCTTTGTTTTCCAGATAATGCCATTCGTTTGTTTTATGGTTAAGGAAGTATTCTAACCCCTCAACCTCCACATATTCCCAAAATTCTTTTTCTGTCATTTTAGTGGCCTTGTTTGCTTGGAACATAAACACCACGAATATTGAATCGGTCACAAACCGCTTTTAAATAGGTAGTATTATCTTCATAAAATGTAAATTCGGCATTTTGAAATGGCTTCAAGTTAAAAAACTTGGTTAATCCAGCGATTTTGAGTTTACCGCCTGAAGTAGTATCACCGTCAACCCGTGAGATAATATAATCAGGCTCGCCCAAAATGTCACGAATAAACTGATTATCAGCATCACGCAAAACTCGGGCAGTGGCAATAATCACAAAAGTATTTTCATCTTTTAAATCAGCCCGATATTGTGCGGCCAATGGCAAAAGTGAATCTTCCATTGCACGATATTCATTTTCGCGCCAGTAGTTTAAATCAATACGCTCGCCATTGTCGTCAACAATGGTACGGTATCTGTGCAAACTGCAAACGATAGTACCATCCATGTCGTAAATTGAAACCTTTGTGATCTTTGCCATTTTGAACCTCTGTTCGTTGTTGATGTATCAATTATATCAGGCTTTTGTGGCTTTGCAATCCCCTAGGCAAATATTTTCGATTGTATTTACCTATTGCCCCGATTGAGAAAATCAATCGCAAAATCCTTGACACGCCCCATTATACTGTGGTATAATGGCGCGCCCGCAAACCAAAGTATTCATTTTGGTTTGCAAACAAAAGTGTTATGCTCCTGTCATCATTGCAAAATAATCCTCAAATTCTTGATCTGTCCAAACCCAGGCAGGGCACGAGTTCATGAGGGCATCATAGTATGCGCCCGACATATTGTATACAATGTAAGTGTTTGTGTTCATGAGTGTATTATATCACAAAAAATGTAGGGGCCAAAGCCCCTACAATCAATCAGGTCTTTTCAGCCTTGATAAAATCTGCAATCATTTTCAAGGCTGTTTTGTTAGCTTTGGTTAACGATTCTGTGTCGGCTTCAGACAAGCCCAAGGCTTCGCCGATGTAATCGGCAACTGTATCCTTTTTGATTACGGCTTCGCCAGTTTTGGAAACATAAGTTTTAGCTTTGTAAACCTTTTCGCGTGACAATTTGGCCACCACGGAACGAACGGTTTTACCCAATTCTGAGGCCATTTGTTCTACAGTCACGCCAGCCTCATAATCGGCCACCATTTTAGCGGTTTGCTCGGGGGTATAGTTCACAGTTTTTGCAGTCATAGTTTTCTCCTGAAAAGTCAAGGGTTAAGGGAAAGGGTCAAGGCTTCATTACAAAAGCAAAGTATAGCACAAAAGGCAAGGCAATGCAAGCTGCAAATGCCAAGGCATCAAAAAATTCACGTTTACTCATACCAAACATCTCCAGTGATTACACCGTCAATTATAACATAGTATGCGGTCATATAACCGATACGGGCAGAAAAATTGTTGTTGCCGTGTTCGCACACGTCATAGGCTCGGGCATCGTGCTGGGCGATGGCTTGAATGGCTTGTTGTTTCGTTGTCATGGGTTTATTATACCCGACTTTTCGGGCTTGGCAAGCCTTTGCACAAATATTTTTGAATTGTTACAAACTGTTACATATTAGTACCTGAGTTCACAGATTCACACAAGAAACAAAAGTACTCATACGGGGGCGGTTTGAAGACTAGAGTACTCACATTTGCCGTGCCACCCACCCACACGGCCTATCAAAGAAAAATCTCACAAAAACTTTGGGTGCCATAACCACTCACAAACCACACCAACTCACACAAACCCCACCAAAAAACACCACTTGCCACACCACCACCCCCCATGCTATAATCACACCAAAGGATCAACTTATGACGCAAAACCTACCTGCAGAAACTGTACAAATTGCACCTGAAGCACTGGAAGTAGCCAACTGCTACCTACAACTGCAAGACGCACGCCGCGTTGCAGACGAACTAGACCTACCAGTCTCACTGGTCACCGAAATCTTAGCCCGACGCGAGGTCAAAAGCTATATCGACCACGTTTTCATGGACACCGGGTTCAACAACAAGTTTGAAATGCGTGCTGCCATGGACGCCATTATTAAACGGAAGTTTCAGGAGATGCACGAAGCTGATGTGGGGTCCACCAAGGATATCACTGAATTGCTAGCACTTTCACACAAAATGTCAATGGATTTATTAGACCGTGAAATTCAGCTGGAAAAAGCTCGACAAGTCAACCAGCCGCAAAAGCAAGTTAACGTGCAAATCAACGATGATGGAACCAAGTACTCCAACCTTATTTCGCGTCTTATTAGTGGAGACGGGGTTTAATGCTAACTGTTAGTCGCCCCGACGTTAACTGTGATGAGATATCCGAGTTTGATGCAGCACACAGATTTATCAAACTGCCGATCACAAACTACCTAAAACTCCTAGGTATTTACGAGTCAATCAACCGACCCCAAATCGCACTAATCAACGCAGTCAACGACCCCAAGTACCGTTTCGTATGCGCTGCACTAGCTCGCCGATTGGGCAAAACCTATATCGCCAACGTGGTTGGGCAACTTGTAAGCCTAGTACCGGGCTGCAATGTACTTATCATGTCGCCCAACTATAACCTATCCGGCATTTCGTTTGAGCTGCAACGTAAATTAATCAAACACTTTGACTTAGAAGTGTCGCGTGATAACTTAAAGGACAAAATCATTGAGCTCTCAAACGGTTCTACCATACGTATGGGCAGTTTGTCTACTGTCGATAGTTGTGTGGGTCGCAGCTACGATCTTATTATATTTGATGAAGCAGCATTGGGCTCGGATGGAGAAGCTGCTTTCAACGTGGCACTTCGACCTACACTAGACAAGCCTAACTCCAAAGCTATTTTTATTTCAACACCACGTGGTCGCAACAACTGGTTTAGCCAATTTTGGAATCGTGGGTTTAGTGATAACTTTCCAGAGTGGGTTAGCTTACAAGCAGACTATTCGGAAAACTCTCGCATGGCTGAGTCGGATGTGGCTGAAGCTCGTAAATCAATGTCGCGTGCTGAATTTGAGCAAGAATATCTTGCAAGTTTTACTGTGTTTGAGGGTCAGATTTATAGCTTAGCTGAGTCGGACATTTGCGAACCGCCTGAGGGCTTACGTGGCGAAGCCATTGCTGGCTGTGACCCCGGATACCGTGACTACACAGCATTTGTGGTAATTGTCTATGACGAGGTTGCTGACGTGTTCTGGATTGTTGACGAGTACTTGGAAAATGAAGCCACCACCGAACAACATGCAGAACGGTTCTTAGCACTCATGAGCAAGTGGGGCGTTGAAGCTGTGTTTATTGACTCGGCTGCTGCACAGTTTGCCAGCGACCTGGCATACATTTATGATGTAGCAACCACCAAGGCCAAAAAGGATGTACTACCAGGCATTGCCTATGTGCAAACCATTGTAGCACAAAATCGACTAAAAGTATCACCACACTGCACGCATTGTTTAGCAGTGTTTGACCAGTACCGCTGGGATACCAAAGAAGGGCTACAAAAAGAACGACCCAAGCATGACGACTACTCGCACATGGCAGATGCTATCAGATATGCGCTTTATACGTACACCTTGTAATTAAAAAGTCGGTCCCACCAGCTTAGTTTGCTGAGTCTGATTAATTCGTCTTTTCTGGTTAACATTCTGCTTTTAAACTCATTGGCCAAGTTAACCACATCCAAGTAGTCCTGATTAACAATATACCCATTAGCCTTGTAGTCTGCCAGTGCTTGTTCTGCCTGAGCTTGATCTTGTTGTGCACGATCAATCTTGTCTTGGCTTGAGTGAATCATTTTAAGGTGATCCCAGGTACCGGCATGCAGTAGTTCTCTGCTTTTGTTAATTAAAATAGCAACTTCGTTGGTAAGTTCACAATCTGGATAGGTTGTGTTAAGCATGTCAGGGCCTTTAAACTGCTCAATCAACAACTCCTCAAGAATATCAATGTGGTCTTTATGACAATCAAAGATTACTTCAGTCTGGGGTAGCCCGCAACGATCGTACTCTAGTTGCATTGGTCGTGCAGCTTTGCCAGTAGCAAATTTATTAAAGTGCTGTTTCCAGCGAGTTTCCAAGTCCAGTGATTTACCAATATAGTATTTGCCACTTGAAAAGGTTAGGCGATAGATTCCCGAAGCCATATTTTCCTTAAAAATTCAATTATACCGTGTTTGGCTGCGTGCGTCAAGTCAAGAGTTTGACCTGCATTAAAAAATATGGTATTGACTTTTGTTTGCATACCATGTATAATACTAGTAATCACAAGAAGGTCCAATGTAAAAATGGCCAAAAATACCAATAAACGAATCCCTGTAAAATGGGTTCGTGATCGTGCTAAAGCAGCATACGATAAAAAATCAGAGTGTTATATTTGTGACACCACCAAAGACTTAGAGCTGCATCACTTGCACTCTGTTACAATACTCTTGGAAACGTGGGCTGACGCAAAAGGTTACGATATTTCAACTGACGAAGGCATTTTAGCTGTTCGTGATGAGTTTATTGAAGAACATAAAATTGAGTTATATGAAAAGGTATACACCCTATGTAACCCGCATCATGTAGCGCTACACGCCATTTATGGTAAAGCTCCTCAAACAGGCTCCGAACCTAAACAGCAGCGTTGGATTGAATTACAGCGCCAAAAGCACGTTCATGGTGAAACATCCGTAATCCCTCAAAACCACACCTCGCTTTTCTCAAGATTTATATAGGGAAAACCAATGAGTTGGATTACAAAAGCACAAGACTGGATTAGCACAAAGCTAAACCCAGCACAAACCCGAATTGCACAAGATGCCGGTACACATGTTGGCAGCGACGCTAAATTAACTTATTTTCAAAGCTTTCAAAAGCTTGAGTCTGTTAATCGCAGTGTTAGCTTGTTAGTAAACGCTTGCGCAAGCCTAGACTACGACGTCAAAGACAAAGTTCATGACGGTATTGTCACAGGCATCAGACAAAAAACACTAAACACACTACTTAACTTCAGACCTAACCCGTATCAATCGGCACAAGAGTTTCGCAGTTCACTGTTCACCGATTATGTACTAGAAGGCAACGCCTTTGTACACTTTGACGGCGTGTTTATGTATCACCTACCCGCAGACAAAGTTGAAATCTTAACAGATGAAAAAACTTTTATTCGCGGCTTTCGCTACAACGGCTTAATAGATTTTAAAGAGTCCGAAGTTTTCTACTTTCGCGACTTGAGTTCAGACTCAATCTATCGTGGCAGCAGCCGTTTGCAAAGCGCAGATCGCAGCGTTAAATTGCTGTATTCAATGCAGCAGTTCCAAGAAAACTTCTTTGACAACGGAGCTGTGTTTGGTTTAGTACTAACCACTGACAACACGCTATCGCAAGTTGCCAAAGAAAAAACAATTGCCTACTGGCTACAAAAGTACAATGTAAAAAATGGCGGCAAAAAGCCTGTTATCTTGGATAGCGGCCTAAAACCACATCAGTTAGCCGAAACCAATTTCAAAGACATGGATTTTGATGTAAGCATTAAAACTCATGGTGAAAAGATCATGCAAGCTATTGGTGTGCCACCAATCTTGCTGCAGGGTGGAAACAATGCTAACATTGCTCCTAACCTGCGATTGTTCTATTTAGAAACGGTACTGCCAATTAACCGCAAATTTATCAGTGCTGTTGAACGATACTTTGGTTATGACGTTGAAGCCATTACCAGTTCAGTAAGTGCACTACAACCAGAATTAAAAGACATTGCTGCTTACCACGCAACACTGGTAAATGGTGGTATTATTAGTCCAAACGAAGCTCGCGTAGAGTTGCGTTATGAACCAAAGCCGGGCAATGACGATTTACGTATTCCAGCAAACATTGCTGGAAGCGCAGCAAATCCTAGCACTGGAGGACGTCCCGCCTCCGCCAAGGAATAACACAAAGGGGTATTATGGTAGATAAAAATAAAGTCCTGTTTTTGAACAGTTCTTTTACTAAGAGTGAACCTCTACCAACTGCTGACGGAAAAATTGATAGTGTAATCATTGAAGGTTATGCATCAACCAATGACGTTGACAGACACGGCGATATTGTTCCTGCAAGTGTGTGGGAAGCTGGTATTAAAAATTACTTGAAAAACCCTGTAATTTTAGCTTACCACAATCACAGTGAGCCTGTGGGTAGAATGACGGATCACAGAGTAGATGAAAAAGGCCTATATGTAAAAGCCCGTATTTCTGCTGCTGCTGAAGACGTTTTTAATCTTGTAAAAGACGGTGTGCTAACCGCCTTTAGCATTGGTTTCCGTATCGTTGATGCGGAATATAATTCAGCCTTAGAGCTGTTTGTTGTAAAAGAACTGGAACTACACGAAATATCTGTTGTGTCTGTGCCAGCTAATCAAAATACACTATTTAGTCTTTCTAAGGCGTTTGATACAGCCGAAGAATTTAAATCATTCAAAATGCAGTTTGCAAGCAAAAGCGACTCAGCTAATGGGCTAGAAGCCTCCAGCGATGTAAACAGCGAAATTAACGAGGAATTGGAAATGAACCAAGAAGAACTACAAAAAATGTTGGCCGCTGCCGCTACTGCTGCTGCTCAAGAAGCCACAAAATCTCTGCTAGCTGCTCAAGAAAAAGCTGCTGCTGAAAAAGCTGCTGCTGACGCTGCACAAGCTGACCTAGACGCAAAAATCAAGGCTGCTGTTGCACTAGCAACACCAACCACAACTGGTGCTGAAGCCCTACTAGCCGAAGTTGAAAAGCGTTTTGCTGCTCAAGCCGACGAAACTAAGTCTGTTGTTGCAGGCCTAGAAGCTAGCTTGAAAGAAAAAGCTGCTGAACTAGAAGCCATCCAAAAGTCACGTATGCAATTCCAAGACGGCAAAGCCGGCGAAATGTCTTATGCTGACAAAGAAAAGGCTGTTATCCTAGCCAAAATGGCAGGTAAAGCTCTAGATGACACCAAGTTTGGCCGTGAAATGGTCCAAAAGTTTGGCGCTCACCTACCAAGCGCAACTTGGGAACTAGAAGTTAGCCTGAACATGGAAAACGAAGTACGTCGTCGTTTGGTTATTGCTCCTACCCTACGTGGTATCTCAATGCAAACCAACGTGATGACTATTCCTGTGAACCCAGAAGCAGGTGTTGCAACTTGGATGGCTAACACAGCCTTCGGTACAACAGCTTCTGCTGGTAACACTGATACACACGCATTAAAAGAGATCACTCTAAATGCGTACAAAGTAGCAACAAACGAATACGTTGCATACGAAGAAGAAGAAGACAGCTTACTGGCTATTATGCCTGTTATCCGTGACGCCATGGTTCGCCGTGTTGCCCGCGCTGTTGACCGTGCAATGATGCGTGGTGCAGGTACTGGTAGCGATCCAGTTAAAGGTCTAGCCGGTTACGATGCAGTAAGCGCCGTTACCTTAGATATCAGTGACGCAGCAAAAATGACTGTGGCCAAGCTACAGTTACTACGTCGTGATCTAGGTGCTTGGGGTCTAGACCCATCAGAACTAGTTTACATCGTAAGCACAGAAAACTACTACGACTTGTTAGAAGACCCAATCTTCCAAACAATGGACAAAGTTGGTACACAAGCTACAGTTCTAACTGGCCAAATTGGTTCAATTGCTAACACTCCAGTTCTTGTAAGTGCTGAATTTGAAGACAAGGCAGCAGGTACTGTTGGCGCTCTGTGCTACAACCCAGGCAACTTCTTGGTTGGTAATCAGCGTGGCCTACGTATCGACACACAAGACCTAGTGGAAACACAACGTCGTGTTATGGTAGCCAGCCTACGTACAGGTATGACACAAGTTACAACTAACCTAGGCCCAGCTATCTCGGCTCTACGTTACGTAGCTTAATTGTTACAACAAGGCCCCTTTTGGGGTCTTGTTTTATAAGTGTATGTTGTACATTTATAAAACAAGAGAGGTATGCTAATGGCAGCAAATTTAATCACAAAGCAAGAATATAAAACATATGCCGGCATCTCTAGTACTAATCAAGATGCGGAAATTGACTTATTAATTCCCAAAGTTTCAGCACTAGTAAAAGCTTACTGCCGTCGCAGTTTTATTGACTATGTTGACGAAGCTCGCACAGAAGTATTTGAAGGCGGCTTTGGCAGTTTACTGCTAAAAGAAAGTCCTGTAATTCAAGTTATTAGTGTACAGTTAAGCACAGATTATGGTCAGACTTATACAAAGCTAACAAAGTTTACAGACTGGGCTCCCAACGGTGATTACGTAGTAGCTGTTAATCCTGAAGGATTTAAGCCCTATGTAAACGGTTATAAAGTAAGCTATTTTGCTGGTTACGAAACCGTACCAGAAGATTTAAAACTAGCTCTACTAGACTTGGTTACCTACTACCGTAAAAATGACGGCTCAGTACACAACAACAAATCACCCGGAGCTGGTGGCAGTGTTCAACTAGAGTATATCATGAACACTAACTTTCCTGCACACATCAAGCGCGTCTTAGACCTTTATGTGGCGGATTATACATAATGTCATTTTATACGCCTACCTGGGTTCGTAAGCTAGTAAAAGAAGACCACAGTAACATACAGGACTATTTGTCTAAACAAAATAGCGACTTTCGTGACTATATAGACGCCAACACACCTTTTGTGCTATGGTTAGAAATAGGTCTGATACGGGAAAGAATTCTTGCTAAAAGCAAACCATATATTCAAGAGTTAGCATTAGCAGTATCACAAACACGAGATGTTTCAGATATAATAATTAAGTTACTAGACAAAGCTTATGTAGCTACAATTAATGATTATGCTGATAATAATAGATATTTGCGTATAGATCAATCTGAGTTAGAAACGCTGTTAACTACCTTAAGTAATGCAGAACTAGGTTCCGTTAAGAAAACTATTACAGACAAGTTTAACAGAACGATGATAGTAACTGATGTTACTAAAAAGAATAAATCTGTTATGTTAATTTTGCCAAAGTTTACTACACTTAACTTTGGTGCGGTGTTTAAAAAACAATTAGCAGAAATTGTTGGCAAGTCGAAAGATTTAAAAGACTCAGCTCCAGTAGCCGCTGTAGGCGGCATGTTTGGTGGTTTAGTAAAATCAGACGCCAGTGCTGATAGCTCAGAAAAGTCAAGAATGTTGGCTTTTGTTAATGAAAACTTTGCAAAGCTACAGAATATAGGTCACGTAGAGGTCGACGTAGTAAGTGAGTCTGAAAGAAAAGTCATGCGAGGCCAAAACAGCCCCAGACTTATACAGGCTCTAGTAACTCTGCCAAACGATATTAAAAGGTTTGAGAGATTACAGTTAAAGTTTAGTAAAGAAACTGGTCAGGCCGCTACCCGCGTAAAAGTTCGTAAAAAGTTTAGTGGTTCTAAGCTAGTGTTTGAATTACTAATAGAACATGGTTTAGCCGTAGGTGTTCCAGAAACACAAGAAGACAACTTATATAAAGCAAAGCTTGAAAGAGCCTTTACTATAGGACGTGGTCTTAGTAAGACAATTAGAGATAACCCAGGACTACTAGCTGAGTTAGAAACTTCAAAATCAGCAGTAAAATATTTAGAAGAGAGTTTAATAAAAACTCTTCTTAAAATTCCTATTAAAGATTATAATAGCAATACTATTATTGATCAAAAAACTAAGGTTACAAAAACAAAAGTAAAAGCCCAGTTATCTAAAACTTCCAAAGGAAGTACGACTCCTTCTTTAACAGGAAAATCTTTAGTTAACCAAGCAGTTACTAGCTTAACTAACCTACAAAACCTTATTAACAGCCAATTACAAGACGTAATTAGTGCTAATATGGGTTCTGGTAGTAGTCGTAATATCTTAAACTACCGCACAGGCAGACTAGCTGCAAGCGCCAAAGTTGAACGTATGAGTGAAAGTCGAGCAGGTATGATTACTGCCTTTTACTCGTATATGAAAAATCCATATGCTACTTTTAGCGAAGGCGGTCGCCAAAGTATTCCAAAAACCCGTGACCCTAAGTTGCTGATATCAAAGTCAATTCGTGAGATTGCTGCAACACAGGTTGCTAACCAACTAAGGGCAGTTAATGTATGAGTAAAAGAACAAGCATTATACGTGCACTTGTAGAAAAATTAAAAACCATTGATGGTACTGCACCATACCAAACCAACTTAAGCTCAAACGCTTATGCAAAACTAAAATTCTGGGACGAAGTTGAAGACTTTCCTAGTGTATACTGCACACCTGGCAGCGAACAGCGTGAATACCATCCCAGTGGGTTTACCTGGGGATTTTTAGGCATAAGCATAAAAGTTTACTGTCGTGGTGAAGAAGCCCAAACCGAGCTAGAACAGCTTTTAGAAGATGTTGAAACTTGCGTTGATGCAAACCGTGTGTTGGTATATGATGAAACCCGGCACTATGAAACAACTGAAATTTTAGTTCAGTCGATTACCACTGACGAGGGGCTGTTAGCGCCTTATGCAGTCGGTGAAATAAATTTACAGGTTCGATACCAACTTGTATAATCATAACCAAAACCAAGTGCAGATAATTGTCTAGCCACGGTCCAAGTTATTAACTATTTAAGGATACCAATATGGCATTAAATTTAATCCGTAATAGCAGAGTATTTTTCACTACAAACGTGAACTCTGCTGGCACAGTACAAACAACAGGTCTTACAAAGACAAACACATTTGAGATTCAAGTTCAAGACGGATTTTCATTCTCACAAAATACAACTCAAGAAACAGTTACACTAAACGAAGCCGGTGCTGCACCAGTTCGTGGCCAGCGCAGTTTCAACACTGCACTAGAGCCAGTTGATTGGAGTTTTTCAACTTACATTCGTCCTAAGCTAGAAGAAGGCTCAGTAAGTAACCCTAGCCCTGATGCTGACGACTTTATTGCTGCCGAAGAATCTGTACTATGGAATGCGCTAGCAGGTACTGGAGCCATTGGTGGTGCTGGTGCTGGTTGGACAGCTACCCCAGGTTTAACTCCAGTTTCAACAGTTGCTTTTGGTAACTCTAACGCTCACCAGCTGCAAAAATTTGGTTTAATCATTGTTTTTGAAGCAGTTGCATACGCACTAGATAATTGTGCCGTAGAATCAGCCACAATTGACTTTGGCTTAGACGCTATTTCTTCAATTGCTTGGGCAGGCCGTGGTGCTACAATGCGTCAACTAAGCACAGTAACTGTTGCTGATGATGCTGTTAACGGTGAAGTTGACTTTACTGGTGGTTTAACTGGCAGTGCAAAGATTCGTGACACTGCTGCCAAGTACATTGCCAACAAGCTGTCAACCATGACCTTAGCACGCACTACCTTCCAAGGTCAGGGTGCCAAGACTTATACAGTTGCACTAACTGGTGGTAGCTTAACAATTGCCAACAACTTAACATACTTGACTCCAGCTAACCTGGGCACAGTAAACCAAGCTGTTACATATTTTACTGGTACACGTGCTATTAGCGCCACTGTTAACGCTTACTTGAAGACTGGTACCAACGAGACTTCAACATTACTAAGCGACTTGCTAACCATGAGCACAACAGACGACGAAAATCAGTTTGCTTGTACAGTTGAATTAGGCGGAAGCACTAACCTTAACAAAGTTGTACTAGATATGCCGTTTACAATGGTTGGTATCCCAACTATTAGTTCAGAACAAGTTATTTCTACTGCTATTACCTTAATGCCACAAGCCGGTTCTACTAGTGCTTACAACATTGAGAATACAAACGAACTAACTGTTAAATACTACGCTGTTGCTTAAACAGTAAGTTTCAAGGTACCGGCTGATCCCCGGTACCGCTTTTTTCCACTTTGAACATAAAAATTATTACACATGTCAATTACCCTAAAATCACTGTTAGTACCTTCAAAATCTCTTGAGGTTGAATACCCAGGGATGCCTGATTTCAAGATTCAGGTTTCTTTTTTATCACGCGAGACACTACAGTCAATTCGCAAGAAGTCTACTAAAACAAGTTTTAAAAACCGTCAGCCTGTTGAAGAACTAAATGACGAATTATTCTTAGATCTTTATGTTAAAAATGCCGTTAAAGGCTGGACTGGACTAAAACTCAAGTATCTTGAGCAACTGGCCCCAGTTGATTTAACTGGTCAAGATGCCGATGCAGAGCTAGAATACTCTGAAGAAAATGCCCTTTACTTGATGAAAAATTCAAGTAACTTTGATAGCTTTATCAGTGAACAGGTAACAGACCTGGGAAACTTTTCAGCGAACAAGTAATACAAGTTCGCGATCAAATACGCAGATACTTTCAAAACACCGACATACACATGACAAAGGAAACTTACTTTGAAATGTGTGAGATGTTAAACCAAGAACCCATAGAAATAGAAATACCCGTTGATATCAACGATTTCCCGGATATAGTACAACATTGTTTTGTAATATACGGGATATTGCCTGACCGGTGGGATTCTATGGGTGGCGGGTACATGGGCAAAGACTACACAATAGTTTTTGAACTGTTTGATGTATACGAATTAGAAGATCGCGCAGAAATATTACTTTGCCTGGAATTTTTACAACACATGGACAGTGTGCGTCAAAAGTTAATAGCAGACAAAATAAAATCAAAAAGCCCGTAGCTGTAAAAAAGCTTACGGGCTTTTTTGTACCTAAAAAATTTCGGTTTGACAAATCTATGCTGGTATGCTATAATCGTGTAAACTATAAATCCCAGTTTTGATTTTAAACTGTGATGGTGTCTAGCTATTAGGAGAACAAATGGCCACACAAAATCAAGTAAATATTGGCATAAACGTTAGTGATAACGGTACCGCCAAGAAAACCGTAAAAAACTTTGAAGAAATAACAAAAGCAGCTAATACAGCACAGCGTGCTGCGGGCAGTATTAACACGCCCGCCGTTAAAAGCACTCTAGCCCCGGGCGGCACTACTGGTTCACGTATGGTAGCTGCAACCATGGCACCCAGCGAACGATTAATGAGTGGTGAAGATTATGGTCGTGCTCGCGGTAGTGCCGGAGCCACAGGAGCCAGTGCTCGTGATTTTGCAAACCAAGCCCAAGGTCTTGGTGGGCTAGTTCGCCTATACGCTACTTATGCTGCTAACATTTTTGCTGTTAGTGCTGCATTCACTGCACTAAGTAATGCAATGGATACTGCCAACATGGTACGTGGACTTGACCAGCTTGGCGCAGCTAGTGGAGTTGCACTAGGTAGCTTAAGCAAAGAGCTAGTCAAAGCAACTGATGGAGCTATTAGCTTACGTGATGCAATGACAGCCACAGCCAAAGCAAGTTCTAGTGGTATGGACAGCGAGCAAATATTACGTATGGGCAAAGTAGCTCAGCAAGCTTCGCAAACCCTGGGCGTTGATATGGCTGACGCCATTAGCCGTATTAGTCGTGGTATTACTAAGCTAGAACCTGAACTATTAGACGAATTAGGCTTGTTTACAAAAACTGGTAAAGCTGCTGAAGATTATGCTAAAAATGTAGGTAAAAGCGTTACTGAACTAACAGACTTTGAAAGACGTGCTGCCTTTGCCAATGCAGTATTAGCAGAAGGCGAAGCAAAGTTCAGCCAAATAAAATTAGACGTAAATCCATATACTAAACTACTTGCCAGCATAAAAGACCTTGCCCAAGTATCTCTAGAATTCATAAACAAGGGTTTAGCTCCAATAGTATCTTATCTTAGCAATAGTCCTACTGCTCTTGGAGTGGCCATAGCTGCTCTTGGTACTGTACTTGTTAAGCAGGCCTTACCAGCACTTGGAGAGTTCAAGGCAGGATTAGCCTCAACCGCAGATAGAGCAAATCAGCTGTCTCTACAAAAAGCGCAAGATGCCAGCAAAGCCAGACTAGCTATTGACGCTGATATACTAAACAAAGTCGAAGCATTAGCTGATGATAAAGTTGCAGCTGTGGACGCTGCGGAGAGAAAAATACAAGTAATAGAAGCTTCTGGTTTAAATAAAAGATCTGCTGCTTATAAACTGCTTCAAAAAGATATAACTGAAGTAACTCAAGCAGATATAGATGCCGTAGAAAAACGAGCAAAAATTGCAGAAAAAGCAGGGGATATTAAATCAGCCTCCGCATATCGTGAAGTAACTTCCGCAGTTTTAGAACAAAAGAAGGCAGAAGAAGACCTGGTTATAACTAAGCAAAACTTATCTAAACAATTAGAAAAAGATGCTAGTGGTATGACTACTTATGGTATGACTGTGCGTGCCGCAGAGAAGGCACAAACAGCAGCAACTAATGCCAGTATAGTTAGTAACACTGCATATAACGGTAGTTTAATAGGCGTAAGAGCTTCTATGACTTTAATGCGTGCAGAAATGCAAGCAGCAGGAATAGCTACTAATACTTTTGCAGGTAAACTTCTACTAGCACGAGGTGCCCTTGCGGCTGTTGGCGGAGCTGTATCTACGGCAATGTCGGCATTTGGCCCCCTTATGCTAATAATTACCGCAGCTAGTTTAGCTTTTTCGTTATTTGACGGCGCATTATCTAAAAATAGTAAGCAATCATCAGAACTTTCTGGATCCTTAGATAAATTAGATGCAAATGCCTTGCACTTAACAAAAACTATTGATGCAATAAACCAAAAACCTTTCTTGGAAAGAATGTCTCCAGAATCGCTAAAGGTTAAAGCTACTGCATTAGGCGAAGTAAGTACCGCCATTTCTAGCACTATTAATGATTTGTTAAAAGCAGATAAAGCCGCATCTGGTTGGGATAAGTTTGTTGATGGCATTAAAACTCTGTGGGGCGGAGACATGCTGTCTAAAACTTCCAAGAGTTTAGCTACAGGAATAACTAGTGGTTTGGCAAATATTGCTGGAAGCCCAGAAGCAAAAGCCTTAAACAAAGATTTATCTAATATTTTAAAAATAGATACTGAAACAGCAACATTTCAACAAGTTCAGGATTCCATAAAGAAAATAGGTCAAGAGTCTCCAAAAGACCTTAAATTGGTAGAAGAAGGTTTTAAGAGAATAACTTTGGCGTCTCAAGTAAGTGCTGCCAAAGGCACAGAGCTTGTTGATGCGTTCAAAAAGCTTAGTGACATTAAGCAAACTATTGGTAATAAATTTTTACCAACTGATGACTTAACAAAGTTTGGTCAAGAACTTGCGCTAACTTCCCAAAAATTAGCTGTTGCACTAGAAGATCCTCAACAAAAGTTAAATGCAATTATTCAGCTAGGTGCAAATGCCGTTAGTATACCTGGCGCTACTTTTGAACAAGTTTCTGCACTAAACGAAGCAGCAAGTTTAGCTAAAAACATACAAGTTATAGAGGCTAAGCAGTTAGAAAATAAACAGCAATTAATAGATAAGCAAGAAGAATTATCTAAGTTAGTTGGTAAAGAACGTGCCGCATCTATTGCTGCTGGAAAACAAACTCAAGTATCTGGATTAAATCAAGAAGGCCTTAGACAAGTAGACAAACTTAAGGCTGATTTAAAAGAGCTAAAAGCATCCGGCGATGTTAACATAAAAGTCAAAACTGAGTTAACCAGTAAACTAGAAGGCTATACCAAAGAAATAGAAACAGCTACTTTGGGTACTTATAAAGCTGGTGCGGATATTGTAGCCAAACAAATTAGCGCCGAGTTTATCAAAGCTGGAAAAGTAGTAAGCGATGCCTATGTTAATATTATCGGCGAAACTGAAGCCACTATAAAAATAAAAGCAGACTCGGAAAAAGCAGTAGTTAATGCACAAATTCAGCAAATATTATCGCAAAGAGACTTAACTATTGCTACACGTGAGTTGTCTCTACAACTTCAGAAAAAATCACTAGAAGATTATTTACAAAGTAACCCAGAAGGCAGGCAGGGGGTTTACGATAAGTTAGCAGTACTAGAACCGCAGATTCAGGCTGTAGAAGCCGCGAAAACAGGTGATTTTAGCAAACTAAAGTTATCCACTGAAGTAAAAGACTTAAAGAGTCTAAATGTTGAAGCCAATAATTTTGCACAAAATATGCGTGCTAGTGCAGCAGCTGTAAGTAATTTGCAAGCACAAATAAAAGCAATAGATATTGGTGCATTAGATGCAATTACTAGAAAAAAGTTTGAGCCAGAGAAGAAAAATCTTGAGAATAGCGAAAAATCTGTAGCACTAGCAAAACAAGAGCTAGACGTTCAAAACAAATTAGTTACTCAAGGCAATTTAGCTTTCTTAAATGCAAAACAGGTATTAGATACTAAGCAGTTAGGTATACAACAAAGTATTGCACTACTAAGTAACGAAGTAGAAACCGCCAGACAGGATCAAATAATTGCAAAATCAAAAGACGAATCGATTGTATCCGCAGCTGTAAATAAAAAAGCTCAATTAGCAGAAGAACGTAAAACCTTAGTAATACAACAACAGCAACAAAAAACCACTCTTGCTAGTAGTCAAATACAAGAAAGACTAGGGGCGATTGCTTTTAATGCAGAAGAAGCACGTAAACGTGAAGCAGAAAATGCTGAACTAGCACTAGCTAAAAAATCAGAAGAACTTAAACTAGAACAAGACTTATTTGGTTTATACAATTCTACTAACTTGTTAACAGAAACGCAAAAAATAAATCAAAAGTTCTTGCTTGAACAAAAAAGTGCCGAACTAGATTATGAACAAAAAATTGCTAAACTAAAGAGTTCTGCCGGTCAACAAATGGGTGGCCTGGATGCGCGAGAAGAAGCTATATGGACACAGATCGGTGCTGGTACTGGTAATCAAGCAGCACTGATTGCCGAACTTGATAAGATTGCTGAAGCAAAAGCACTTATTACTGCTCGTACTAATGAAGAAGCAGCTTCTGTTGCCAAAGTTCGTGATAATACACTAAGTATTGCCAATGCTATAAAAACCGCAGGATTAGAACAAGAACGCTACAATCAACTATTAAATTCTGGTACTGAATTTGCTGATGCATTAAAAGCTGGTTTCGAAGGTGCAGCAGAAAGTTCACAAAAAATAGCTGCTGCACTTGGTACTGTTGCTACTACAATGGCACAGGTAGCAGTTAATGCTGAACAACGGGCAAAATCCGAAAAGTTAGCTCAAGAAAATGTTGATAAAGCTTTTGAATCTGAAAATTATGAAACAATAATTAAAGCTCAAAAGGAACAAGCGGAACTCAAGAAAAAGAATGTCAAACAAGAATTGGCTGACGACATAAAAACCCTAAATTCTTCTAAAAAGCTTTTCAAAGAAAAAACAGCCGCATACAAAATACTAAACGGTATGGAAAAAATAATGCACGTACAACGAATTGCATTAGAATTAAAAGAGTTTGCGGTTAAAATGGGTTTAATTACTCAAGAGCAAGTTGCAAAAGCAGGCGCATGGGCAAAAGAGCTTGCTATGAAAGCTAATAATGCATTGATTAGTATTGGTATTGACATTCCTGCAATATACGCTAAATTCATGGCAACAATGGGCCCTTGGGGTGCAGCCGCAGCGGGTGCAGCAATTGCTGCCTATGTTGGTGGGGCTTTTGGTGGTGGTAGTAGTGCACCATTTGTACCTAACGCAGAGCAACGTCAAGAAACTCAAGGTACTGCCATGAGCTATGATAGTGCTGGTAACAAAGTACAAACCAGTCGTGGAGTATTTGGCGATACTGAAGCAAAATCAGAATCTATTGCTAATTCACTGGAAATCATCAAAGATAACAGTGTAAAAGGCCTAGACTATGACGACAAAATGTTACGTAGTTTACAAAACCTAACTGATGCACTAGATGCTACTGCAAAAGGTTTGTATGGTATAAAAGGTTTACGTGCAGGCAGCTTAAGTGGTGTTGTTGAAGGCACTAACTCTAGTGGAGGTTTGCTTGGTATTGGTGGATTGTTTAGTAAAAGCGTTACCAAGAGTATCATAGATTCAGGTCTTCAATTAAAAGGAACTTTCTTAGAACTGGTACAAGGTTTAGAAGGTACTATCAATACTTTTGAAACAGTTAGCACTACAATAAAACGTAGCGGTTTATTGGGTATTGGTGGCGGTACAAGCACTAGCGTAAGCACTAACTTTAAAGATCTTGGTATTCAAGACCCTAAAGCGTTCAAATCACTAGTCGCTGCATTTGGATACGCCAGCGATTTGTTATACGAAGTAGCAGATACTGCTGGCAAAGATGCTGCTGTAGTAACTACTGCAATGTCACAAATACGCGTTGATCAAATGGCTAGTTTACGTGGTTTAACTGGTGAACAATTTACCAGCGAACTTAGTGCTGTTATTGGTAGCGTGCTAGACGAAACAAGCTTGGTGTTGTTTGCAGAGTTTGAAAAGTTTGCAAACTTTGGTGAAGGAATGTTGGAAACAGTTATTCGCGTAATTGATACCAATAAAAAGGTACTACAACAGTTAAATAATTTAAGTGTTTTAAGTGCCCTTGGTTTAAGCACAGGAAACTCTTCTATGCAAATAACCGAAAACTTAACCAAACTTGCAGGAGGTTTAGACAAGTTTTTAGATCAGTCTAATTACTTTGCTGAAAATTTCTTAACTGAATCTGAACGTACACTGCCAACTCAAAAGGCTGTAATTAAACAACTGGCTAATTTGGGGTATGCAAGTGTAGATACTAAAGCAGAGTTCAAGGCACTAGTACAAAGCCTAGATTTAACGACTAATGCAGGTCAGCAAACTTACCAAAGTTTAATGGATTTAGCTCCTGGATTTATTGAAGTAATTGATGTAATAGACTCACAAGCACAAGCATTAAAAGATGCTGCCACAGGTTTCCGTGACTTTATTGTGCAAGTTCGTGAGTTTAAAAGCTCGCTACTATTGAGCGGCAGCTCTACACTAACACCAAGTCAAAAATACACTGAAGCTAAAACACAATTTGACGCTATATACTCGCAAGCATTAGCTGGTGACAAGACAGCAATGTCTAAAGTTACTTCTTCTGCTCAAACATTCTTAGATGCTTCTAAAACTTATTTTGCATCTAGTACTGCTTATACCAATGATTTCAATTCTGTATTAAGCAAACTTGATAATGCAATCGTAAGCGCAGGAGCTTCTGCAAGCGTAGCAGAATTACAACTTAATGCTCTTAGTATTCACACAGAGTTATTGACTAGTATTAATACTAATATTGCTACAATTGCTGGCGTGCCTCAGGCAGCTAGTGGAGGTCGCGTAAAAGGATTAACACTGGTTGGTGAACTAGGCCCAGAACTAGTTGACTTTACAAACCCTGGTCAAGTTTACACAGCAGATCAAACTGCTGGCATGTTTGCTCCAAAAGCAGGCGTGTCAAACAACATGAACCAAGTAGTACAAGAATTGCGTCAAGTTCGTCAGGAAATAGCGCAGTTACGTAAAGATCAACAGCAACAAACTGGTGATTTAATTGTAAGTAACTACGATGCTAATAACCGAGCAGCGGAAGCAATAACAACTGAAGTGGCAAATACTGCCACGCAAAAAGAGTGGCAGCAGCGCAATAAAGTTGCTGTTGTATAAAAAACAAAGCCTGGAAACAGGCTTTGTTTACTATAATAACAACGGAGGCTTATGCTAAACTACCAAACATGGCTGGAAAGCACAAAAGAAATAAGAGTGCTGCTAGTACAAGTTTCAGTGTTAATAAATGGCACGGAGCAAACAAAGTACCTTAGCACACATGCAGTAACTGTGGGCGGCATAGAGTACGCCCCACTAATAAAAAATAGCGTAAATATTGATGAATCACTAAGCCTAGACTACTCTGCTAGTATTAGTTTTGGTGATGTAGAATTAGCCAATAACACTGGTGCACTCGATGCCTGGTTGACCTACATATGGAAAAATCGCAGTATAAAAATATACTATGGGGGTTTACCGCTTCCAGGCTCTGCCCCCACACTTGCCAATGATTTTGAATTAGTGTTTGACGGTGTTTGTGTAGACATTGACGCTAAATCAAGGCAAACCGTTAACATAAAAATACGTGACAAACTTGAAAAATTAAACACTCCTGTAACTGAAGAATTAATTGGCAATTATTACAAAGGCCAACTGGTATCTGAAACAGTAACTGTAAATCAAAACCGTAATGTATTAAAACCACTAGTATACGGTGAAGTGCACAACATTTCACCCATACTAACAGACCCAACAGAACTAGAGTTTATGGTCTCAGCTGGGCCGGTTGAACAAATAATTGAAGTCTTAGATAACGGTGTTCCTGTTAGTTTTAACACAGTAGCACAAAGCGGCGAGCCAGTATTACCGGCTGGAAGCTTTAGATTAATTGCTCCACTACAAGGAACCTGTACAGCTTCTGTTCAAGGCACTGCTAAACTTGTAAACGTTGCAGGCAGTACGTACACAGATGTTTATTCTTCAACAGTTTCAAATACTATTTTAACCTTGCTTAAGTTTACTGGCAAGGGATTAGACTACGCAGATATTGATGCCGCAAGCTTTGCTGCTCTAGGCTCAGAAGCTTGCGGTATTTATTTAAATTCCAGAACCAACGTACTTGCAACGTGCCAAGAACTAGCAAAAAGCGCTGGTTTAACACTTGCAGTTACACGAACCGGAAAAGTCAAACTAGTAAAATTAGCCATTCCAACAACCAGCACAGTTACCATTTCTGAAAGCGATACTATATTAAACTCATTTCGTATAGTAAACAAACCAGAGGTAATTGGAGCTGTAAAGTTAGGTTACGCAAAAAACTATACTGTACTAACTGGCTTAGTAACAGGAATTCCAGAAGAACACAAAGATTTATTTGCAAAAGAATATTTAGAAGTATTGGCGCAAGATTCCACCACAATAACAAATTACAGCTTAGATTCAGAACCTGTGTTAGAAAGCACAAGTTTAATAAATCGCCAACAAGCTCAAGCAGTAGCCGAAGCAAAACTTGAACTATTTAAAACACCTCGTGTAGTATATGCCATGACCTGCACCAGCAAATATCTTAATTTAGATATTGGAACTCCAGTTACACTTGTATCTAGCAGATATGATTTAGTTAGCGGTAAAAAAGGGCTAGTTATTTCCACTAAACCTAATTGGTTGGCTGGAAAAATAGAGGTAGAGGTACTTGTATAATGGCCACATTATTAAATAGTCGAAATCAATTATTGAATCTTGCTTCAACCAGAATAGTTGGGGCAGGAGTTTACATAACTAGTGGTGTAGCTAATGCACTTACACTACCAACAAATGCAACTGCAACATTACCGACTAACTTAACATTAACAGCAATTCCTAGCAGATACGTTGTTCCACAGTATACTTGGTATAGACGTTTTAATGATACCGGTAACTACGTAGTTATCCCGAACAGCAACAATCCTGTATTTAACATTGTAGGGGATGCTGCTTTTATTGCCGATCTTGGTTCAAGTACTATTGTACAATATAAAGTAGAGGTAATAGAAACCACCACTACTGCAACAAATCCATCAGAAGCTGTAATTACAATTCCTATTGTTCGTGAAGGAACTAATGCAGTACTGGGCGTATTAACTAATAGTTCTCAGGAAGTTTCTGTAGGAGAAACTGGAGAAGTACCTGCCGGTACGGTTATTGAATCAACTCTACTTATCTACAACGGAGCAATTGACGACAGCGCTAACTGGTCGGCAACTATTGTAGCTAGTGCAGGTGTGCTAGCCGAACTAGTAAATGGTAAAACTATTAAAGTTAACTTACCACTATCTGCTGTAAATGGCTATGTAGATATTACAGCTACTCGCCAGGGCTATGCAGATATAGTAAAACGCTTTAGTATAAGCAAAACAATAGCAGCTTCGGCTATTTCAATAGTACTGTCCAAAGATACTCACGTATTTAATGCTAACTCAGACGGTGTTGTTTCTACTTATAGTGGAGCAAGCACAAATATTTTTGTGTACAGCGGTCCCAACGACAGTAGTAATTTATGGACAATTAGCGTTAGTGCAGCTACTAATGGCGTACTATACACACTAAACAATAATGCACTAGTTATAACCAGTGTACCAGATACTCTGGACGTTGGTAATATAACTATAACAGCAAGTCGTGCCGGGTTTCCAAACTTAACAAAAACTTTTGATTTTGCTAAAGCCAAAGATGCTGTTACCTATAACGTAATTATTGAGAGCAGTAATGGCGACACTTTTAGGCCTGGAAATGCTTTTGCAACAACCCTTGTAGCCAGAGTATTTAAAAACGATCAGGAAGTAACCAGTGAAATACCGGCTAGTAGATTTCGCTGGACACGAGTTTCTTACTATCCCCAACCACCCCCAGCCGACGATTCTACCTGGAATCAAACATACAGCTCAGGATACAAATCCATAGTACTGTCTATTTCAGACGTATGGCAACGAGCTACTTTTCATTGTGATATTTTAGAATAATAGGAATTTTATGCCAATTATCTCCACCGGTCAATTTACGATTGTTGACCAAAACGATGCCAAGCCTATTATGGCTTTTATCAGTGCAAACGGTTCATTGCAACAAGCATACAGCAAAGACAATGCTAGCGAACTGTTTACACCAAATTGGGTTAGTACTCCACTTACACTAACTGCCGCAGTTTATGTTGGTGGTGTTAACGTAGTAGCAGGTACAACTGTTACAAACCGCAAATGGAGTCTTACATTTGACGGTACGTCTATTGGTTCAACCAGCACTTTTACCAGAAACACAAACTTTGCTGCTACAGATGTAAGTCAAACATACTTCTTTACTTGCACATACACGGACCCTGTAACAAACATTCCATCACGAGTAGATACACAGATTACTCTTAGTATTGTTAAAACAGGAACTAATGCTGTTTATGTACTAACTTCCGGTGTTGACGTAATTGTACAATCTGATACAGCTACAAAAAACGTAGCCGCTGTTAAAGCTGAACTGGTACGTAGTTCAGGAGCAGATACTAGTGGACTACAGTACAAGTGGTACTCAGTTAGCAGTGCGGGTGTAGCTACTCATTTACATGCTAGTGTTGCCGGAGTTGCAAACTACGGACTAAAAACCACAGCAATAGGTGTAGCACCTACAGGTACATCTGCAAACTTGGGTGCCTCAACCTTTACTGCTGCAGGTGCAACTGCAAATGATGTGTATACCACAGTAGGTTCACCAGGATTTAACACACTAATAATTGGCGAAGGTGCCGTTAATGGTTTCCAGTTATTTAAAGTTGAAGTGTATGACAGTGCAGATAATGCTGCCGCAGTTTATACTTCGTTCTTTACCATTAATGATATCAGTGACCCTTACGCTGTTACAATCTTGTCTAGCAATGGAGATCGTTTATTAAACGGACTAGGTAGCACTACACTAACTGCCAAAGTTTATAACGGATCCTCAGAAATATCTAGCTATACAGGTTGGACTTTTGATTGGTACTTTAGAAACAGTGTAGGAACACGAGTTGGTTTCGTAGCCAGTGCAACCCCTCCAACACCAGATATTACTGCTGTAATTAGCGCATCCACAAACTCAACTACCAGTGTACTGTTAAATGCCGCAGCTACTTTTGCCGCAGGCGATCTAGTAAAAATGGTAAGCGCAGACGGAGCTATTGTTAAATTTGCACAAGTAGCCGCAAGTACTGGTACTACAGTTACTTTCCAGGCAGCAACTGGCGACAATGCACTTGTTAATCCTGTAACTACAATTGGAGCTACTGAATTTGCTAGTGGCACGTTATATAAAGCAATCTCTAAGAGAACTACTACTACTAACACTCTTACTGTAACACAGTTTGACGTAGACGGTAAAGCTACTATTCAAGTAGACGCCAACAGACCCTAAGTTGTAACAATCTAAAGCACCTACGGGTGCTTTAGAAAAAGGAAGGTAAACATGCCTATAATTTCCTCAGGACAAATAACTATTACTGACCTAAATGATGGGTATACTCTATCTATTACTGGCGGTAACAGAACATTTTCCTATGCCTCATCAGGCACTACCCCTGCACCAGCTACTTCAGGTACTTTTGGGTTTACACTATTTCGTGGCGGTACAAGCATTACGCCCAGCGCGTATTCTTGGACAGCCAGTGGTGTACTATCCGGCACTAGCACAACATCAACATTTCAGCCAACACTAAGCAATACTTATAGTGTGGCTACTCCAACAACCGTAACTCTTACAGTTACGCACGAAGGCAATAGTTTAACAACCACTGTGTCTGTGTTAGTATCACAGGCCCCCAGTAATGCCATTATTGACACAATTTTTGTTAGCGCACCTGCAATTTACAAAGATGTTGCAGATGCTGCTACAACCGGCACGTATACAACAACTACCATTCAAGGTAAACGATACAATGGTGACACAACCAGTAACTTTGGCTGGATAACTGTTACACCAAACACAACCGGCACAGAAAGTGCTCGCACAGACACCAGCACAACAGCGCTAACATTAACGCCCACAACAACCAGTGGCGTGTCCTCTTATATTATCAAACTTTATGCAGCTGCTAGTGGCGGTACTGCTGTAACTTCTCAAACACTTAATGTAGTGTTTAAAGGAGCGGCCGGTAGTCCTGGTAGCCCAGGCACTAATGGAACTAGCCCTACATTATACGAGCTAGGACTAAGCGCCGCAGTAATAGCGCGCAGTTCTAGTAACGTGCTTGCACCAACCAGCCTGGTAGTCAGTGGATTTTCTACTACTGCTGGCACTAAATCTGCTTATTCCGGCAGATTTAAAATCTATGAAGATGCAGTACTAAAGTACACAAGTAGTGCTGATCAAACCACATATACGTACACCCCGACAGTTGGTACTATTGGGTTACTAAAGACAGAACTATACGCTGCTGGTGGCACAACAACATTACTGGATACACAAGAAGTACCGGTAGTTGTATCTGGAAGCAGCGCCATGACTTTTAGCCTAACCAATAGTGCTTACCCTATACCTGCGGATAATGCTGGCGCAGTTGCTACTTATGTGGGCAGTGGCACAAATATTCAAGTGCTAGAAGGCAGTGATCTTTATACCTATGTAACAACTCTGGGTACTACCGCAAAAACTTTTAGTATTGGTACGCCAACACTATCAGTGGCAAACGCAATAACTGTGGGTGCTCGTAGTGGTGCAACCACTACCACTGCTGTAGTTGCACAGCACAGTGCTATGAGCAACAGTGTAGAAGCCGTAGTTATAAGTTATCCACTTACTTATATTCGCGCCAATGGAGCTACAGGAACTCAAACTGTAACGCAAACTGTAACCAAAGTAAAATCTGGTACCCTAGGTATTCGTGGTAGTCGTCAACTGTACAGCACAGATGCTGCCTATGTGTCCACTTATGACTTTGATGGAGCCGGAGCTATAACAGCAGGTGCTGATAGCTATGCTGCCAGAGCTACACAATTAATTGCTGCCGCTACAGCAGGCAGTAATCCTACTACACCAATTAATGGTGACACAGTTACTTTTACTAATGGCACTAATTATGTGTATACTATTACACATAACGGAACGGCTTGGATACCTCCTGGTACTATTCTTGATGGTAGTTTGCTGGTAACTGGTAGTGTTACTGCTGGAAAAATAAATTCAAATGGCCTAGAAGTACGAGATGGTTCAGGTAAGCTATTACTTGGCAGTGGTGGATTAACCATGCAGGGTCTTAGTGGTAACTTTCTACGAAATTCTGGTTTTGAAGATGGTATTGCAGGCCACTCTGTGGGGTATTACAATACTGTAATTGCTCCGGGTATTGGGTGGAATTTAAATGCACAATATAATCTAAAAGGTCAAGGCTTGGGTTATATAACAGTACCTGGTGCTCCAACTATTAATACAGTTTTTGACTATAGAATTGAACAGCTAGCTGTAACTCCAAATACAAGGTATGAAGCTAGCGCATTATTAAACTGCCACAGATGCGAAGGTGCCATACATTTAGTATGGTTAGATATTAATTATGCTTATATAACTGAAGTTGCTGGTAATGCGGTATCCTTTAGCAGTGAAGTGTATACTTTATCCGACTTACGCTTAAGTGGGGTATTTGCCACATCGCCCGTCAACGCTGCTTATTGTCAAATTCAAGTTCGTTCTTATGTAAAGTCAACTGATCCATACTCGTTTATAAAAAATGTGTATTTTGGACTAGCTAGTGCTGCACAAACAGACCCTACACCGTATTCACCAGGCCGTGGATTGGGTCAAATTACAGCAGCAAACGCAAGTACTTATATTGCCAATGCTGCAATTGGCAGTGCACAAATAGGGTCGCTTGCATTAACTGGCACAAATAATTTTAGCGTAAAATCAGCTACTGCTGGAGCCAGAATGGAAATGGACTCACGGGCTATCAAAGTTTACGATGCTAGCGGAGTACTTCGAGTACAAATAGGAGATTTAACAGCATGAGTAATGGTTTTTCAATAACGTCTGGCACAGGTACATTTGTTTCTATTGATAGTTCTAATGATGCAGTAGGTGTATTTTTAGATACTTTTTTCGTTCCATATAATACTAATGTTACTAGATCTTACCCTAATTTTTATGGGTCAAAATTATTTACAATAATTACACAACAAGATAGAACAAAAGCAAACCCTCCTAGCACTAGTATTAATAATACTACAAAAACAGTTAGTGTTACTTCTACAACTCAAGCTGCTGCCGCAAGGCAGTCTGGGCTATACGTTACAGTATTAGGAAAATAAATATGGCATATGGTATAAATTTATTAAATTCTGTTGGAGATATTATGTTTTCTACTGAATACATGGCCTATCATTATGTCGGTAAATTTACAGCTGTAAATACGGTATCTTTTCAGTGTCAGGCGTCTTTTAGTTGTGTAGGTACTCCTATTATATTTATTGATGGTTTTTCTGGCACTGCCTCGGTAACTTTAACTCAGCTAACTAATACTAGTGGAAATAATTGGACAGCCACAGTTACAGGAAGAACACTAGCTAACGTAGGACTTACTAGCATAGATATATATGTATTTGCCTTCCCTAGTGCAAACTCCAGTTCCGGGTATGGTATTATAGCAAAAAATACTTCTGGAAGCGCTACCTTAAATACCGACCAAAAACTGTTAAAAATATCTGGAAGTTATCAAACTGTAGTAGAGTCCTCTACAACTACAAATGTACCTCCTAGTAAAGCTATTAACTTTGGTACCATTCCTGCCAACTATATAGTGTGCGCGCCTACACTTGGAGAAATACTTAGCCCAAACGGACCTAATACATTGTTGTTAGCAGCAGGCGCTTATCGAGTAAATTCTACTACTATAGGTTTTTGGCCTACTTATATTTATACCGCTACTGCGCCGGTAGGCCCAGCTTATAGAATGTACGAGCAGCAATACGTACTATTTGCAGATAAAACCTTGTATGCCTAAGTATATACAAATGGTTATTTTAAAACAACTAAGTAACTTAGTACTAAACAAGGAATTCAATGGCAAATTTAAGATTAATACACACTAACAGGCTAACACAAGTAGCGGGTAGTGCTACGCACCCCGCTACCAATGACTTTAAGTCTCAAAGTGCAACTGGCACAAGTTTTGTGTTAACCACCGGAGCTGTAAGTGGTAATGTGGCTATTGTTGCCTACTTACCAGAGCATACTGGCTCGATAACAATGACTGTTACAGGCTTACCAGCAGTAACTGAGGCCACAACCAGCGCAACCGCCAGCCTACCGGCTGGATACGGCGGCGGCAAGTACGTTGTGGTATATGCCACAGGCCTGGCCAGTACTACTAGTTTTACAGTAACATTTAACACCAGCGTAAAAGTCAGCCGTTTTATTGTAGGCAACTACTGGAGTCCGCAGTACAACATACCTTTTGGTGTTAGTGTTGGTTACACAGACACAACAACATCAGAGCGACTTCAGGGCGGGGACTTGTATTCTACGCCAGGGCCTCGACACAAAACACTACAGTTTGAACTACAGTACTTAACCGACACAGACAAGTTTGAGTTTTTTAGTATCTTAAAAACTGTTGGCAAATCTGGTTGCGTTTTTGTATCAGTATTTCCCGAGGACACCGACAAGCCCCGCGAACAAATGTACTCAATATACGGTAAACTAAGCGACCTTAGTGCAATTGCATACGCTCAGTATACACGTTATACAAGTTCAGTTCAACTAGAAGAATTTTAAAAATCACATACCCTGGCTAATACCCAGGGTATTTTTTTACGTTGACTTTGTTGTGCTGGTGTGCTATAATATATCAAAATGTCGGTAGTCTCCTATTTTTACGTTAAAAAGGGGTTGCGCTGAATCACAATCAGTTAAATAAACTTAGTGGCTGTGAGGTTTACAGCCAGCATATAATAGGAGAACTAACATATGTTAGAATCTAATTTTGAGCAAAACTTACAAGCTACTAGCCTAATTGCAATAGCAGTAATGGCGGTTTTTATAGGTGCGCAAAAAATCTTGAAAAATTGGCGAAGCACTGAAGCAGAAACATCAATTATAACTCTTATGCACACAGAATTAGAGCGTATGAGTGAGCAGAATACAAAGCTTAGCTTAGAACTTGGCAGGCTGCATTCGGAAATAATTGCACTAAACAATGAGCTGCAAAAGTTAACTGCTGAAAACCAGCATTTACGCACTGAAGTAAGCGCACTTACACAAGAAGTAAGCAAGTTCAAGCGGCTATCAGAAACACAGAAAGGTACTGCAAATGCAACCCGCAAAACTTAATTACAAAATATATCAAGGAAGTACTTTTCAAGAAAGCTACCGTTGGGAATCAGAAACAAAAGTTTATGTACCGATTTCAGCTATTGCTAAAAGTGCTCCATGTGTTATAACAACAACTCAAGCTCATGCTATACCACAAGGCTGGAGAGTCCGGGTAGTTGGAGCCGGTGGTATGAAAGAGCTAAACAGCGTTGGAGATGCTTACCATCTAGTAACAAGCGTTACCGATTCTACAGTTACCCTAAATCAGGTAAATAGCTTAGGTTACACTGTCTACACTAGTGGCGGTGTTTTAGAATACAACCAGCCTGTTCCATTAACAGGTTATAATGCGCGTATGCAAATTCGCGAAACTGTAGATAGTCCCACAACTTTATACTCAACTACCAGCATTGCTGGTGACCTTACAGTAGATACCACACTAAACACTATTATGATTACTATTCCTGCAAGTGTAACGCAGGCATTTGATTTTACCACCGCAGTATACAGCCTTGAATTGTATACTGCAGCCGGATTGGTAGTACCGTTTTTAGCAGGTAACTTAACCTTGGTACCGGAGGTAACAAGATGACTGAAACTGTAGTTGTAGAAAAAGCGCACACAGTTATCTCTGACCAAAAACCACAAACAATCGTCACACAAAATACCAGCGTACAAACAATTGTAACAGGTATAATGGGCCCTCCAGGAGTAACAACCCTAAGTGGTGCTACTGACGTAGATAAAACACAGCTAACTGATGGGGCGGTGCTTGTTTATAAAGCAGATACGTCTATTTGGCGTGCTACAAATAAATTAGATAACCAGATATTAGAAGCTGGTCAATTTTAAAGGAATGATACAATGGCATCTCTTATTAAGATAAAAAGATCAGAGGTTTCTGGTAATCCCGCAGTACTTGGTGCCGGCGAATTAGCTTACTCTGCTTTAGCCGATAACGGGTCAAATGGTGGTGACCGCCTATACATTGGTATGGGAACTGAAACAGCAGGCAATGCTGTTAATCACGTTGTAATTGGTGGTAAATATTTTACTGATCAAATTACTGCTGCCACAGCAGCAAATACAGCGTCAGCAATTGTTCGTCGTGATGCGTCGGGTAACTTTGTAGCTGGTACAATTACTGCTGCTTTAACAGGTAACGCTGCAACCGCAACAAAGTGGGCTACAGCTCGTAACTTGAGCCTAACCGGTGATGCAACCGCAACATTGAGTGCTGTTGACGGATCTGCTGCTGTTAGTGCCGCAATTACATTAGCCACAGTTAACTCAAACGTTGGAAGTTTTGGTAGCGCCACTACTATTCCAGTTGTTACAGTTAACGCCAAAGGTTTGGTTACAGCCGTAAGTACTGCTTCAATTAGCACAACACTAAACGTTGCAGGCTCTACTGGCACAGGTACAATTGCACTGGCAACCGATACCCTGACAATTGCAGGTGGTACTGGTGTTACAAGTGCATACAATAACACCACAAAAACTACTACATTAAGTATTGGTCAAGCAGTTGGTACAACAGACAACGTAACTTTCAACAACGTTGCTGTTAACGGTACACTAAGTTCCGACGACATTACTGCTGCCAACATCAGCGTAGCAGGTAATGCAACCATTACCGGTAACTTAACTGTTCAAGGTACAACAACCACTATTAACTCCACAGCCGTTGCTGTTAGCGATGTTAATATTACACTAGCCAAAGATGCTACCACAGCCGCTGCTGCCAATGGCGCAGGCTTAACAGTTGCTGGTCCAGCCGTACCTGCTACACTTACTTACACAAGCGCGGATGATCGCTGGAACTTTAACAAAGGCCTAAACGTAGGTACTGTTTATGGTGCGCTAAGTGGTAACGCTACAACAGCTACCACACTACAAACTGCACGTAACATCAACGGTGTAAGTTTTAACGGTAGTGCAGATATTACAATTACTGCAAATACCACAAATGCTTTAACAATTGGTACTGGACTAAGTGGTACCAGCTACAACGGTTCTGCAGCAGTAACTATTGCTGTTGATGCAACAATTGCAAGACGCGCAGATGCTCTTTTTGTTGGTACTACATCAGTTGCCCTAAACCGCGCCAGCGCTAACCTTGCACTAACCGGTATTAGCAGTGTAACACTACCAGGTGCTACATCAGGTACAGTTCAACTTGTACCGGCCGCAGTTGCAGGTACAGCAGTAATTACACTACCAGCCGTAACTGGTACAGTTGTAACAACAGGAGATACTGCTACAGTTACTAACACAATGCTGGCTGGCTCAATTGCCAATGCCAAGTTGGTGAACAGTAGTGTAACCATTGGTACAACAGCAATTGCCTTGGGTGCTTCTAGTACTACATTAGCAGGTTTAACAAGTGTTGCATCTACAAGTTTCACAGGTGCCTTAACTGGTAATGCTAGTACAGCCAGCGCACTGGCAACTGCTCGTGCTATTACAGCAACTGGTGACGCATCATGGACAGTTAACTTTGACGGATCAGCCGCTGTAAGTGCTGCACTTACACTAGCAACTGTTAACTCAAACGTTGGCGCTTTTGGTAGTGCTACAGCTGTACCCACAGTAACTGTTAATGCCAAAGGTTTGGTAACTGCGGTTTCTACCACAGCTATTCCAACAGCCACTACAAGTGTAAACGGTTTAGCAAGTTTTGATTCAACCATCTTTACTGTAACCGGTGGGCTGGTAACTGTTGCAACGCTGGACGGCGGAACATATTAAAAACTAGCAGGGCTTTTTAGCCTTGCTTAATTCCTTTTTAGGGCTAACATGGCAAGTAAGATTGTTCTTAAAAAATCATCAGTAGCTAGTAAAGTACCACTAGCTGCTGATTTGGACTACGGAGAAGTAGCCCTTAATTACCAGGATGGTAAACTATACTTTAAAAAAGCCAATAACACTATTGATGCTTTTACTGCAACATTAACGTCTTCTGCAGTTACTACTGCCCTGGGATATACTCCACTATCTACTGGTGGTGGTACTATAACTGGAGATATTACAGCCACAATGAATCAGGCTGTACATGGTTTTTCAACTTTACCTTCTGGGTATGTTGAAAGTAACCCACAAAACTTTAGATTTGACCAAGATGTTTTACGTTACGTAAACCGTAGAGCTGAAGCAGTAATTACTACTAGCGGATTTACCTTAGGTGAGGTAGACGTACTATTTAGCCAGTATGCTTCTTTTGTTAATTTAAATGGTAAAGCTGATGGTAGCTATATTCAAATAGAAGGATTTTCTTTTAATAATAGCGCAAACGGTTACTGGTGGCCTTATATATTTACACACGCAGGCAGCTATAGCGGTGCAAATATTACTATGGAAATTAAGACCAGCGGCTCTGCTAGCTGGCAAACATTATACACAGGTACTTTTGGAAGCTATAAAATTGCTAATATAGGTAGTATTGGTGGGTCTTTAACTGGAGTTAGATGGACATTTACTGGGCAAAGCACAGTTAATACTTATGTTAGGTATTTAGGCGTTATTGGTAGAAATTCTGACGCGTATAACTGGAGTATAATGAAAGGCGGAGACACCATGTTTGGTGATCTGACTTTTGCTCCTGGTTACTCAGTACGTGCACCAATATTTTACGATTCAGCAAATCCTTCCTTTTATTTAGACCCTAATCAAACATCAGTATTATCTGGTTTAACATTAGCTAATACTGCTACTTTTAATGGCAGCGCCGTTTTTAATAACACAGTCACTCACTCAGGACTTACACTTACAGACGGCACTAATGTTGACCAAGTAAAAACAATCACCAAGTCAATAACACTGACTACTGATTGGCAAGATACTGGTATCAAATCAACTGATCTTGCAACAGGAACCTACATAGTTCAGCTTATTGCAAACGATAGTGGTAGTGGCGGTACCAACAACAACGAGTATTATTCAGGTACCATGAGTTGGTATAGTGGAGATACTAACTCGGCATTAGAAATGCCCACAGACGAAATAGTCTTGCATCGTGCAGGAGCAAGCGGCGAAGGTGCTCTATATTTAAGAACATATAGAACACCTACCGCAGATGTTAATAACTTAAAACTTCAGATCTATTCAAACACAGCCAATGCGTCAGCCGCAAACTATGTGTTTAAATTTAGACGTATTATCTAACAGGAGCATTAGATGGCTTTTAAAATTAAAGACGGTGTACAGATAGGCACCGTTAACGTATTCAATAATGCGGGTGCACTGCTAGTTAATGCGCCTTCCGCTACAGTTTTAGCAAATGCACGAACTATTGCTATTAGTGGGGCTGTAACAGGTACTGCCACTAGTTTTGATGGTGGTGCAAATATTACAATCAGTGCTACAGCATTAGCTGCAGCCAACTTAAGCGGTACTATTCCAAGTGCTGTATTGGGTGCAAGCAGTGTATTTATTGGTAGTACCTCAGTTGCACTAAATCGCGCCACGGGTGCTCTAGCACTAACCGGCGTAAGCATTGACGGTAACGCCGGTACGGTTACAAACGGTGTATACACAAACGGCAGTTATGCAGATCCTGCATGGATTACTAGCCTAGCAAAATCCAAAGTTGGTTTAGCAAACGTAGAAAACACTGCACTAAGTACATGGGCTGGTAGTAGTAATATTACTACTATTGGTGCTGCTACTGCAACAAGTTTGGTGGTTAGTGGTAACTTAACTGTAAACGGTTCTACAACCACAGTTAATTCCACAGTTACCACACTAGACGACCCAGTTATCACGCTTGGTGGCGATACCGCTCCAGCCAGTGATGACGGCAAAGATCGTGGTGTTGAATTCCGTTGGCACAATGGCACAGTTGCCAAAATTGGTTTCTTTGGTTTTGATGATAGTACAGGCAAGTTTACCTTTATTCCAGATGCCGCAAACGCATCCGAAGTGTTCTCTGGCACAAAAGGTGTGCTTGATGCTTCTATTGAATGGGCTGACATTTTAAACAAACCAGCAGTAGGTACTGGTAGCGTTACAAGTGTAGCAATGACTGTGCCAACTGGTTTAACAGTTACTGGCTCACCAATTACCACATCAGGTACATTTGCAGTTACATTAACCGCCGGATACTCAATTCCAACCACAGCTTCACAAACAAACTGGGATACGGCATTCACAGACCGTAACAAGTGGGACGGTGGCTCAACTGGTTTAACAGCATCCACAGGCCGTACTAGCCTAGGTGCTACAACAGTTGGTGGTAACTTATTTACACTTGCTAACCCAACAGCAGTTACGTTCTTGCGTGTTAATGCAGATAATACAGTAAGCACGCTAGACGCTGCCACATTCCGTGGTGCAATTGGTGCAGGTACTAGCTCTACTGTAGGTACAGTAACAAGTGTTGGCGGTACAGGAACTGTTGCTGGTTTAACACTGTCTGGTACAGTTACTGCAAGTGGTAACTTGACTCTTGGGGGTACATTAAGCACTCCAGTTAGCACTATTAACGACAGTACAACACTAGGCCAAAACTTAGTTAAACTAGCTAACCCAGGTGCTGTTACCTTCTTGCGTGTTAATGCTGACAATACAGTAAACACACTGGATGCTGCTACATTCCGTACAGCTATTGGCGCTCAAGTTAGTGGCAGCTACTTGACCAGCTACACAGAAACGGATACCTTGGCAACTGTAACTGGTCGTGGGGCCACAACAGCCACAGCCATTACATTAACCAACTCTACAAATGCAACCAGCAGTTCAACTGGTGCTTTAGTAATTACTGGTGGTTTGGCAGTTAATGCTAACGTATACGTAAAAGGTACGTTCTTGGATGCCAACAGCGCCGGTACTATTATTAGTGCTCGCGATACAGTTCAAGCCGTTGTAGCTACTACAACCGCAACTGCCGTAGATACTTGGGCAATTGCCACTTATCGCGCAGTCAAGTACTTGGTACAAATTACTCAAGGCAGCAACTACCAGTTTTCTGAGATTGTAGTTGTACATAACGGTACTACTACAACAATGACTGAATACGCTGTTGTAGAAACAAACGGTGCGCTTGGTGCCTTTACAGCCGATGTAAGTGCCGGTAATGCTCGCTTGTTAATAACAATGGGCTCAGCAACTAGCGCAACAATCAACATTCAGCGCACACTAATGGTTGTGTAATACTGTGGGGCTTAGCGCCCCACTCTTTCGTGGATAGGGAAACGAATGGCAAACGAGTTTAAAGTAAAAAATGGCATAAAGTTCCAGGACGGAACAATCCAAACAACCGCAGCAACTGGCGGAGGTGGTGGAGGCAGTTCAGCAATCACAATCAGTGATGCTGCACCAGGGTCTCCTACAGCAGGCATGCCCTGGTGGGATAGCACTGTTGGTAGTTTACGTATTTATTATAATGATGGTACTAGCTCACAGTGGGTTGACGCATTTAACGCACAAGGTAACGCTGGTGTAGATGGTAAAAGCATTCTTAATGGTACTGTGGACCCTACTACTCAGGGCTTAGACGGGGATTTCTACATAAATACTGCTACAAAGTATTTTTTCGGACCCAAAGCCGCAGGAACATGGCCAGCCGGTACATACATGCTGGGCACCACACTGGTGTCTGTGGGTACAGCGCCACCAACTTCTCCACTAAATGGCTCAACTTGGTGGGACAGCAACATTGGTAAATTGTTTATTAGTTACAATGATGGTACTAGCACACAGTGGGTTGGTGTTGCAAACGATCCGGGCACAGACGGTGTTGGAGTTGCCATAGGCGGTACAATCGGCCAAGCACTGGTAAAAAACAGTAGCACAGACTATGATACTACCTGGACTAGTATTATACCTTCAAGCGGTGTGGCTATTTCAGCAGGTAAGTTTAACACTTCAGCTACTAATCCCACTAACACTACTCGTTTAAATTACGAAGGTAACTTTTATGCTACCAGTTTAAATGGAAGCTTAACTGATACCTATATTACCTATACTAGCCGAGCAGCAAACTTGGTATTAGCAGCTCCAAATAATGCAGCAGGTGCCCCAACTTTTCGTAACCTAACACTAGAAGACTTGCCAGATGCTTGGGTTAAAAAGGCTGTTAAATGTGCTACTACCGCCAACATTACGCTTAGCGGAACTCAAACCATTGATGCGATTGCAGTTGTTGCTGGCGACCGCGTACTAGTAAAAAATCAAAATACTGCATCTCAAAACGGTATTTATGTGGTTGCAGCTGGAAGCTGGACACGTGCACTTGATTCCGACACTGCCAGCGAATTAGCAGGTGCAATGGTAGCTGTGGATCAAGGTACTGTAAACGGCGGTAAAACCTATGATTGCGACTTTAAGTCAACTGATACAGTGGGCACTACTGTAGTCACTTGGCACCGTATGCTGGACGATTCTGTTGCTGATCTTTACTATCGCAAAAATACTGCCACCAGTTTGTCCAGCAGTACTAGTGCACAATCTTGGCTAGGATTGACCAGTGGTGTAACTGTTACAGCCAGCACAATTTATGCGTTTGAAGGTAGTTTTCGCCTAACAACTAGTGGCACTACTTCTCATACAGAAAGCATACTGTTTGGCTTAACCTCTGCCACAGTAACAAACATGGATTACTCTGTTAATCGTTTTATTAACAGTACTACAGCCACTGCCCCACAAACTGTTCGAGGCACAGCAGTTACTGCACTTGTTGTAACTCCTGCAATTACAACAGCCCAAGATGTTACTTATTTTATCAAAGGCACGGTGGCATTTGGTACTGGCGGTAGCTTTAACCCGCAAATTCAGTTTTCTGCAGCACCTGGCGGTACATCCACTGTGATTCTTGGGGCTATGTTTAAAATGACTCCACTTGGCACAACCGGCTCTAACGCCATTAACGGAACATGGGCATAATATATGGCATTAGAATTTCCTTCAAGCCCTACAACAGGGCAAACATATGTAAACGGTAACCTTACCTGGAAGTGGAACGGCACTGCCTGGAATCCAGTAGGCGGTCAAACCGTAACCACTCAAGTTATTACCACACCAGTATTTTCTACGCCTAGTCAAGCTGCAGTAGGACAAGTTGTGGTAGTAAAAGCGTCCGCCACAAGTTTGTTGGCTGGTGGCAGCATAGCTACCTTTAGAATTACTGTTCCTGGATTTGGTACTAACACAGTAGCTGCCACATCCAGCGCTGGTCAGTACAGTTTTACAACCAGCGGTAGTTTGGGTAACAGTATTACTGTACAAGCACAAGCGGTAGACAACTACGGCAACTTATCTCCTGTTAATAGTTTTGAAATTGTACTAAGCACTAACTATGTAAACAAAGCAACAATTACCTCTCCAGCTAACTTAGCTACCGGGGTATCAAATGGTTTAACAATTACTACTGCTGCCTTTGCTGTTACTGGTGGTTCTGATACCCTAGATCGTACTGAGTTTGAGATTCGCAATGCGGCAGATGTATTGTTATGGTCAACATTTGCAAGCTCATCTTTGACCACAACAGTTCCGGATAATACTGTGGCTGCTGGTGCTACGGTATTTATACGTGCTCGCCATGTTGGTGTTACCTATGGTTCTGGTCAGTGGAGTGACTTAACTCAGATTACCATGGAATCAAACTTAACGCCCAGCAAGTATGGTGATGCATATGCCGGCGGATTTTATGCTGGCAGAATCATAATGTCTGGCAACATTTATGCTATAGTTGTGGCACCGGCTAGTTCGGAAACCACACTTGCTGCGGCTATCAATAGCACAAGCGGTACTTTAACCACAGGTGCAAAATCACTGTTTGATGGTTTGGCCAATACCAATGATCTTATCTTAAACAGCACAACATTTTGGCCTGCAGCATCCTATTGCTATAACCTTTCACTAAACAGCTACACAGATTGGTATCTGCCTAGTTTAATGGAGCTGGAATTAGCTTATAGAACACTAAAACCCACGGATGCCCTCAATAGCCTTACTGAAGCGTATGATGCTAACATTGGCGGTAATACTAGTATAGTGAATGTGCCTTCTACTTGGAACGGTAACTTAAACAATGAGTGGGGTTACGCTTCCGCAACTACAACTGCTGTTCCTGCTGGCGGGGGCACTTATACTAACAGTTCCGTAGCTACTTTTCCTGCTATGACTACTGCAACTGCATTTCAAAGCTCGCTGTTGCAGGAAGCTTTTGCCTCAGACACTTACTGGAGCTCTAGCGCTATTAGTGTTACAGTTGCTGGCCGGGAAAATTTAGGGTTTTTTAGGTTTACTGATGGTTATACCGAGGGTAGCGGAAGTGCTACAGGAAATACCATTTATACCACCCAAGTACGCAGAGTTAGACCATTTCGCAGAGTATTTTTAGGTACAGTATAATGATAATTATAGTAACACACATTGATATTATAACAGGCGTTTCAGTAGCACAAGCTCCTGCCAAAAACGGACCTAAACTGCCGGAATTTGACAACCTCAGAGTATTGTGGGCCAAAACCAGCAAGTACCCTGCAGAAGTACCGGAGTTTGTTTGTGAGATCACAGATGGACAAAATATTGAGGTTCAAGGAGTATTAGGTACTTATACCCCTGAGCAGGAGCAGGCGGCTTATTTGCAAGAGCTTGATGATCGTATTTTAAAAGATTACAATCAACGTGCAAAACCAATACGCAATCGCAGAAACGAATTATTAACTGCTTCTGATATATACGTAATAGCTGATTATCCAATTTCGGAAATCAAAAGAACCGAGTGGAAAGCATATCGACAAGCCTTGCGGGACGTTACTTTGCAAAGTACTTTTCCTGACTCCGTTGATTGGCCCACAGAACCTGCTAAGGAATAACAATGGCAATCAATTTTCCTTCAAGCCCTGCAACAGGGCAAACATTTACTAGTGCAGGTAAAACTTGGTATTGGACAGGCAGTTCTTGGTCAGCAAGTAATAATATATTTGCTTCACCAACAATTGCCGTAGCCGCACTAGATATTAATTGTAGCTCTAGCAATTATTTTACAAAAACTATTGCCGCCAACAGTACTTTTACTTTTAGCAACGTGCCAGCAACTGGTGTTGCTTATAGTTTTACCCTTGAGCTTACTCACACAAGTGGTACAGTAACGTGGCCTGTTAGCGTAAAATGGGCAGGAGATACTACCCCACTGTTAACCACAGGCAAAACTCACCTGTTTATGTTTGTAACAGATGATGGTGGCACACGTTGGCGCGCGTCGTCGCTGCTTAACTTTGTAAACTAATATGGATAAAACTACACAAAGGCTAATGTCCGGCACAGCCGCTGTGCCTTCAGAAAAGTGGATTGTAAAATACACCACTAGTTTACCGAATACGGCGTACCTGCCATTTAGTACTTCTGCTGGAGGTTTATTAACTTCAAATGGCACTAATACATTTTTAGTGCTTGGTTATAGCAGCAGTTCTAAATATGTTACCTTAAATACCTATGGAGATATTACTCAATCTGTGGACGGAACAAACTCTGTACAGTATGAGTGGCCTTACTCTTTGGGTCAATATGTTGGTACCAGTTACTATTTAACCTCACTTTATAATTACACATTTAATTCAACACTATCAACCGTAATTAGCAGAACTATAGTTGATAATGCATTAGACGCTACCAGTAGTTATAATATAAGCAGAGTTTACTATAATAATACGTTTACCTGGGGTTTAGGTCGTAGAAATACTACAATATCAAGTTTAGCTATTGTAATGTTTAATTCCTCAAATGTTACTCAGTGGATAAGAAATATAACTCCACCAACTAATTATCAATTTAGCGAAATAGCCATGTGCCCTGTAGCTAGCGACATGGAAATTCTTGCTGAAATGTATGATCCTAACGGTACACTATTAAATAAAGTATTTACCGCAAAAGTTGCTAACAGCTCCGGAACTGTTAGTGTTCAAAGATTAATAGGCGACTCGGTTTATAGCTTAAGACCTGTATGTATGGTTGCTGATACTAGCAATAAATATATAGTGGTAACAAGCTCACTTGAAGAAACTTATTTGCTAAAAATAAACGCTGCAGGTACTTTGCAGTGGCAAAAAAGAATAGCCTCATCTGATATTTACTTTTATCAACCAAGTTACACAGACGTAAATGGAGAAATAATTGCCATAGACTCAGTCGGAGATATATATCTAGTAAGAGGATCAACCGCGTACCTAGACCAAGTATTTATTAAAGTAACAAAAATAAATACGGCCGGAACCGTTGTTTTTACTAATACTATTTCAATACCAAGCTTATCATCTGGTAATTACAGACCCGGCCAAGCAATTGTACTAGTATCTGGAACCAGTGTAGTAGTAAGTGCAACATACTACGATTATACTTTAAACCCAACTAATTTAACCAGTTGTTTTATTAAGTTTTCAACCGCAGACAGTACCCTACCACTTGGTACTTATCAAATAGCTGGACACCCAGATCTTTATATTTCTAGTGATACTGGCACTTCACTGCCTACGTCAACTCTGTCTGTTACTACAGTTTCGTATACTACAAGTACTTTATCGACTACTTATATATCTAAAGTTGACTCAAATGACTCGCAGTATTTTATTACTTCTACTAATGTTCCAAGCATAAGTAAGGCACAATTACCATGACACAATATATTAATACCGAAACATTGGAATACCCAGTATTTCAACAAGATATTATTGCTGCGTTTCCAAACACATCTTTTGAATCTGACTTTAAAGCCCCGTATCCTTTTGCAGAAGTTTTTGAAGCAGAAACAATTAATCAAGGACCTTATCAAAAAATAACAGAAGTACTTCCAGTATACAGCAATGGGCACTGGAATAAAACTTATGCTATTGAAGATATGACAGCAGCGGAAATACAAGCAGTCAATATTAAAAAAGGATCTTTGATTAGAAATAAACGTAATGTTTTACTAACTCAATCAGACTGGACCCAAGTTGCAGATGCCCCCGTAAATCAGCAAGCTTGGGCAACCTACCGCCAAGCACTGCGAAACATTACACAGCAACCTGGATTTCCACTAGAAATCACGTGGCCCACACAACCGGAGTAACCTATGGTAATAGAAACACTACTAAGCGGAGTATTCGGCGGGTTACTTCGCCTTGCTCCAGAAGCAATGAAAATCTTTGATCGAAAAAATGAGCGAGAGCATGAACTAAAAATGCTGCAACTTGAGCACGAATTTGCCAAAACCAAAGCTGAAGCGCAAATTCGTCAAGGTGAACAGCAAGTTAACATCAAAGAGTTTGAAGCAATCAGTGCAGCTATTGAAGAACAATCTAAAACTTCACAAGCCGCTGGTTGGTTTATTGCTGCAATTAATGCACTAGTACGACCAACTACAACTTACTTGTTTTTAGGCTGCTACTTTTTGGTTAAAGCTGCACTATATTCTATGGCTACGGTTGCGGGAGCACCTTGGAATGAAGTAGTTATTGCACTTTGGACCAAAGATGATATTGCAATCCTATTCATGATTATCTCATTCTGGTTTGTAGGACGAGTATATGAACGAAAAGGCAGTTGAGCTAGCCACACAACTATGTATACATTTTGAGGGATTTTCTAGTACTCCCTACTTATGTCCGGCTGGATATTGGACTATAGGTTACGGTACTGTTTACAAGCCGGATGGTAGTCGTGTTACTGCTGCACATCCGGCTATATCTCGTGAAACTGCACTAGTTTGGTTGCAGCATGAAATAACTCACAATTATATGCCGGCTGTGTTAAGTGTTACACCTGGTGCAGCCAAGTACCCAATGCTCTTAGGAGCACTTACAGACTTTGCTTACAACCTAGGCGGCCCACGCTACCGTGCTAGTACACTAGCCAAGCGTGTACGTGACGAGCAGTGGACAGAAGCACGTAGCCAGCTATTGTTGTGGAACAAAGGCGGCGGCCGAGTCCTTCCAGGACTAGTTCGCCGCAGAGCAGCAGAAGCAAAATTCTTTCCGCAAAACTAAAAATCGGATTGACACCAAAACCTACAACTGGTATAATTTAAACTTGTAAATACCTAGCAGTATTTTTCTATTTACAAATCCAAGGAACCCAATGGCAAGAAATAGTGGTAAAACCCATCGCACCTTCCCAGCAAAAAAGTCTAGCAAACAACCCACACGCGAACAGCAAAGTACTTGGCGTGCTGAAAAACAAGCTGGTGAAGATGTACCAAAAGTCTCCAGAAATTACACATTTAAAGAAGTTAAACCACTAAACTTCATCCAAGGCGAGTATTTATCCGCCATTGAATCAAATGACATAGTTTTTGGAATCGGATCAGCAGGCACTGGCAAAACATTTATTGCCGCCAGTTATGCAGCTGCTGAGCTATATTACAAACGTATTGATAAAATCATACTTACCAGACCCAATGTTGAAACTGGGCGAGGCATGGGATTTTTACCTGGCGAGCTTGACGAAAAGTACGCACCATACCTGCAACCATTTGATCAAGTGTTTACACGAGCACTAGGCAAAGGGTTCTATGAATACTCGCTAAAAGTCAAGGATATCGACCCTAAACCGCTGGGATTTATGCGTGGAGCAAGTTTTGAAGACTGCATTATTTTAGTTGATGAAGCACAAAACTTAACCAAAACTGAGTTTAAAATGTTGCTATCACGCATTGGCAAAAACTGCAAGGTTATCTTGAGTGGCGACCCAAAACAAACTGATATTACTGACTCAGGTCTTTTAGACGCTACCAAGCGATTAAGCGGTATTCCTGGTGTTGAAGTAATTACTTTTCAAGATTCGGATATTGTGCGTAGTGCAATGTGCAAGCAAGTTATCTTAGCCTATAACAATTAAACAAAAAGCCCCACGCTATTGCTAGTGTGGGGCTTCTTTTTTATGGTTGCATTGTTGAATACAACATCCAACCATGTTTACGGTGTGCATCAATGCGTTCACTTAAAAACGCACCAAGTCCGTGTTCACCTTCAGATTCTGCAAGTGAGTATGCTTGCATTAACGCCGCGTGAATTTTTCCGTTGTCAACGTATAGTGTACGTACCATCTCGGCTGGTGGCAATACTTCCAGCGTATCAAGAATCGTCGAATGTTCACTAAGTTGGCTAAAACTAGCAGGAACATAGCAGCGTACAGCACGAACACGCTCAGCAAAGTCGTCCAGCTCATCATCTACCTCATCATAAATTTTTCCAAATAGTTCATGATACTGCATGAAATTTGGGCCTGTTACATTCCAGTGAAAGTTTTCTGCTTTGACTAAGAATGCATAGGTTGTTGCAAAAGCGCGTTTAAGCGCAAGTTTAAGTTCTTCCATGTTATTTCCTTATATTGTCCACCAGTTTCCATTATTAAAAATTACACTAACTGATTCATAAGGAGTTGTCATTGTAATTGTGGTAACGCCGTTTATTAAACTAGGTGATTCTGGTTGTAAGATTAGTTTTCTGTTACCCACAGGTGCACCAAACTCTAGTTTGATAGTGTACCTGGTTCCTGAGGGTACTGTGTTAGGCAGCTTGACAGTTGCTTTGTCTTTTAGTTGTGCACCAATATAGCAATCGGCTTCACTTGCGCAATAGTCCGAGGTAATAGTCACTGTGTTACACTCGCAGCCCTCGCAAGGTTCTGATGGACCAGGAGGTCCAGGCGGTCCAATTACTGATCCTGCGTCTAGCACAGTACCATCACTTAGTGTAAGTAATAGGTTTCCTGGGTTAGGGCTTACTTCGGCCCCTACCACACTTATTCCATCTGTGCCATTAGCACCAGGTATTCCTTGTGGGCCTGCTGGCCCTTCTGGTCCTGGTACTGGCGTACCTCCAACCACACTGTTAATAAACAAATCATTGTCTTCAATGGTTGGTGGCAGCGGCAAATACAGTGGCATAGGCCAACCAAAAGGCATAAATTGTTGTTGCATAACAACTCCTTTATGAAAAAAGCCCCCACGACTTGTGGTCTTGGGGGCTAGGACTAATTAACGAATGTTAGTGTTAGTGTTTGCTGGGTTAGCAGTTAGTGTGCCGCTTCCAACGTTGATTGCTTCATTTGTTGAACGAATACTTTGACCTAGGCTCCAGATCAAGTTGGCCAATTGACCGTACTGGGCTTGTTGTTGTTGCTGTTGTTGCATCTGATTGATGTTGTTGGTTGTTGTAACTTCAACACCACGTGCAGCATTACCACTGAACTCGCGACTACGTAGTTCAATAATTGCAGCATTAGCATCAGCTAATTGACGCTGTAGGTTTAATTCGTACTGTTGTGTGATTAGTGCACGAGTCTTTTCACCGTCAGCACTAATATCCTTGCTTAGCTCATAACGATTTTCCATGATGTTTTGGTTAATCGCTGCTTGGCCTTGCATTAAGGCAACTGCATTAGTATTAACAACATCTTTTAAGTTATCAGTACGAGCAGCCAGTGAGCTAGCTACGTTGTTTAGTTGAGTTGTAATACCAAGAGTTTGTGTAGCTTGTGAAGCTTCCATTGAGGCTGTTGAAACTGCTGTTGCTTTATCAACTGCACCAATTGCTGCCATTAAGTCCATGTTAGCTTGGTTTTGTTCTGGAGGGTTACGTAGTGTTGCACCTAAGGCTGCTCCACTGCCATCGCCGCCTAATAGATTTCCGTTGTTGCGTAGTAAGCTTCCTAGGATAAGACCGCCAATTAAGCCGCCTCCACCACCGAAAACACCGTCACCACCGCCACTCATCATCATTCCTGCTGGGTTTAAAATTTCTGCCATTTTAGGCTCCTTTAAAGTTTCTTTAAGTTGAGATGCTAGTTGCTTGTAATACTCGTCAGCAAAACTAGCTTGTTGTTTTAGCGCTTCCATAGCTTCTGCAGTTGCTTCTGCAGAAACAGGTACGCCAGTTTTTGTATCATCCATATTGTGTGAATTCCTATATAGTGGATTGATATGATACTGCGTATCACTGCGCAGCTCACAAATCTTGTGAACTGATATAATTATACAACAGTTTTTAAACTAGCGCAACGCAACTTTTAGGGTTCCAGGAGCAAAAATGCACGGTAACAAGAAATTATGCAGGATATTTTTGGGCAAGTGCATTGGCGCACCCTAACAATTTTTGACGACAAAAAAGCCCCCGAGTTTTGCAACGCGGGGGCTTTTTCTTTGCCTATTTATTCGGCAGCTTTTTCAACTTGTGATTCTTGAACTTGTTGAGCTTGCATTGCTGCAATCTGCTCTTGAGCTTGAGCTTTGATCTTCTCACTCAATGGATTGCAGATTTTAGCAGGCAACTCTTGTAGCGATGCCAAGATAATGTTGGCTTCTTCAAGATTTAAGGCAAAAGTAAAAATTGGGTTTTCGTTCATGGTTTATTTATTTAATTGGGCAAGCGCCGGTTGCACACTCGGCATCGGTAATTTCGTCAAACGAGTTGGTGTTGTTAAGATCAACTGGAGTTAATACACTAACATACTCGTGGTAGTCTTGTTCACTTACAACTTCTTGTGGAAGGTATAAGTAGCCCAAGTCTTTGGCTGTTTTGGTAGGGTCAGTGCGGTAGATAAAACTCACACCAACATAGCAATCCCAGTTGTCTAACAACCAGTCAATGATTGCTGATACTTCAGTTGGGTCATAGCTAATAGTAACTGATGTGTTCTGCTGATTCCAAGATGTTTGTAGGAGCTTATAACGCTCAAGCTGCACTACTGCTGACTCAAGGTTAACTTCCTTACCCTCAACCTCATCAAACTGCACACCGTCCCACATTACAGGGAATGTTACCAGCACACCACTATCATCCACAGGATGATTAAACACACGGTAGTTTGCACTACGTAGCTTTTCTACTACTGGATCGTGCTTGGAGAACTGAACATTGTTGAAAATGTACTTGCCCAGGGGCTTGTGTACGCCTTCAGTGGTGTCCATGATCTTTGATAGTGTACCTGACGGCTTAACGCAAGTTACGTTTTTAGGAGCAGGCAATCCTAGTTCCAAGCTCATACCAACAGCAGCTGACGTAGCGGTACGCTTTAAGTATTCGTAGTCATAGCTGCCCATGTCTGGACGCATTGCAATACCTGTTAAGCCTACACCGCAAAGTCGTAGGAAATAGTTGTTAAGATGCCAAGATTCCTGAAGAATGCCGTCCTGTAAGTTAACGCAGGTTTGTCGGTAGTTGGCACGAGCTGCCAGTCGAATAGCGTTGTGCAAACCGGCAGTGTCGCCTTTGAACTTGGCAATGTCAGTTTCGGTAAGGTTACAGAAAGCCTTGTTACCGAGTAAGATTTCAACGCATGGATTGGCTCCCTTAAACCATGGAGCGCGTCGGAGTGCTTCGACTTCATTGATAAATCCTGGTTCACTACCACCAGCTTTGATCATCATGGTAAAGATTTTTTCCAAATCTGATTTAAGCGGCTTCTTTTTAAACACTAAACTGTTGTTTGACTGTGTGCGGTGTGCGTTGTTGTGCAACCACCAGTCTTTTTTGGCTACTGCAAATTCTTCCCATTCCGGCTGGTCATAGTCAAAAAGAGCAATTTCAGCACTTCTGCGGCTAGACAAAATAGTTCCCAGATGATTAACAATATCCAGAATATCCATGCGAGTAAGCAAACTATCAGCACGACCATTAAGAATATTGGCAATAGCAGTATACGCAGTACTAATAGCTGCATCGCCAGAGCTGATCCAACCATAGCCTTTTAGCCTTTCACCAGCAGGTCGTAGTTGGCTAAAATCAAGTACGAGAGTATCAGCAGGGTACTTACCCGCAAGCAACTTGCCAATAGACTTTGCCCAAGCTTCTGCGCTGTCTCCGACCTGAATTGTCCAAGTCTTGGTTTCTGCATCCCACTTTTCAACGTTTTCTTCACAACCGCCTTTTTCAGTACGTGTTGAGCGTACTACTCGAATATTTTTGATTGGTTTTGAGAACCCGTTAAGAGTACCCACAATTGGCTTAAAGCCAACGCCACAACCTTGTAGCAGTAACCATAAGACGTCAACAACGTCATAAATTGTTTCAACGTGTGTGAAACTGCAATTAAACTGTGAAGCTTCACGAGTTTTGGCTACGTTAGTGCCACCAAGCCAAAGTGTACGACCACTCATTAGTACTTTGCGATCTAGCATTAGCTGCTCAAGATCGTATAGTTCTGCGTATTCAACGTCGTTGAGATCGCGATTGACTGCTCGTTCCCACAACCATTGTTGGTGGTCGATTACTCTGGCAACTGTTTCTGCCCATGTTTCAAATTCTTTTCCGTCGTCTGAGGTGGGACGATTGTATGTACGACGTGTAATTACTTGCGCTCGTGTTGATGGTGTGTTCATTTATTTCCTTTGTAAAGTTCTTCTTGTAGTAAGTAGCCTTCTAGTTGCCAAATACTGTTAATTGCATTCTCTTTGCTGATCTTGCGGCCAATTTCTTCGTTGAAATTCTCTTTGCTTACCACAGCAGCCTCGCCACGAACGGAAAATCCGTTTTCTAATATTAACTCACACACCAACACTTTACCGCTGGGCAGGGTAGTATATGTTTCACTTACTATCTTGCCAAGGATTCTATCCAGGGTTACCTTGTTCATCTATTTCCTTAGTTTCTGCAATATGGCAGCGATACAATTCGTACGCCACCGTCAGGTTGTTTTTGTTGTTGGGCTAGTTTTTCACTTAGTTGCAGGCAAGCATGGTATGCTTTGCGATTTTCGTTAGCGTTATATTGCAAACTACTTACTAATATAACTACTACGATTACTAGGGCTGATAATATGTACTTTAATTCTTGCATTTTATTGTCCGGTACTGCCGAAACCGCCAGTACCACGTTGTGTGTCATTCCATGCGTCGTAAAATGTTGGAAGCTCTACGCGCTGAACCACAAGCTGTGCGATTCGGTCTCCAGCCTCAATTACATACGGATCTTCGGAAATATTTTTTAGCAAAACTTTTAAATTTCCACGATAGTCAGCATCTATTACGCCAACACTATGAGGGATTGTAATCCCACGTTTCCCTTGCGAACTCCTGTTGAAAATAAAGCCCGCAAACCCTCGTGGAATTTTAACCGCTACTCCTGTATCAACAAGTTTTTGTTCGCCGGGATAAATTTCACAGCCCTCACGTGCAAACAAATCTGCTCCGGCATCACTGGCGTGTGCACGTTCTGGGAGTTTAGCGCCGGGTTCAACTTTGCAAGCGATTGTGGGTTCTGTGGTACTGCTGATGGTGTGGCTAAATAAGTATTGATTGCTCATTGTGTATAAAGTTCTAGGGTTTGGTCAATTGTTTTACAGTTATCAGCTCCAATGGCTTCGGCACAGTAAGTAACCAAGTCCATTAACTGATAGTTTAGCAGTAATAAGTCTTTGCACTTATTTAACTCTTGAATATATTTGTATTTGCCTGCAATTGGAATGTTTGCAGCAATATCGTAACAGCTGCCATATTCACTAACCAAGGCAACAGCTCGTTTTGGCCCAATGCCAGGCACACCAAGTACATTGTCGCCGCTATCGCCCATAAGGCACTTAATTGAGATATAATCTTCGGGACTAAAGTCATAGTGGTTGTTCCAGTTATTGATGGTTACTTCTTTGCGGGTTACATAGCTAAAGCGACTAACGCCTTCACCAACCAACAGGTCCCAGTCTCGGTCTGAAGACATTAGCCAGATTTCATCAAAAGGCAATTTTGATTTTTGGTTGACAATGTAGGCCGCAATGTCGTCAGCCTCAACACCAGGAAAGCGCAGCACAGGGTAGTCTGTGTTTTCAGCAATGTGCTCAAGAGTTTTGGTAAAGTCCTCAAAGAAAAGCTCAAAAGCAGCGCGTTCAGCGTCTGTTTGTTCAGCAAACTTGTCTTTGCGGTTTTGCTTGTATTCTGGACTTAAGGCTTTGCGATAGCTGCTGGAACCTTGATCGCCTGCGATAATTACATGCGATGCTTTATAAGATTTTTTCAGACTGTTAACTGTGCGAAGGTAGTCTTCTGCAAAATCAGTAGCACCACTGTGCTTATAGCGAAAAGCCAAGTTAAGCGAATCTACAATAAGCAATGTATTGGTTGATTCGGTGGCTTGTTTGAATGTTTTACTCATTGTGTATTCTTTGTGTTTAAGTAGATATTATACGCTGAATAAGCGTCACAGTCAAGTGACAAATTCTGGTTGCTCATGCTTTAACCAATCTTCTAACAGCGCCACATAAAATTCATGAGTTTCGTGGTAGTAATAAATCCAACGGTAGCCTTGAGCGCAAGGCATATCTTCAAAAGCCACAAAAACTTTGCTGCGATCAAATTTAAATATTAACAGTGGTTTTTTACCTACTTGCGTACCTTGACGTACACTTTGTTCCCAAAATTCCACAAGCTGTGGGTTTTTTGAAGTTAACAGGTGTGAGGTAAGGTGATCTTCTGCATAACCTTTTACTTCTGTGCAGTATAGGTTAGTTCGCCCAGGCACGTACAAGTCGCCTTTTAGCAAATGTTTAGGGTCTAGGGCACCACTTCCAGGAACTCTTTCCCACCCTAAACCGGTGTGTTTACGCAAAAGGTCACGCACTGTGGTTTCAGTACGTGCACCTTTTGCTCTAGCGTCTACGACCATTACTCTGCCTGCGTAACTTTACTTGCAGGCTCCACACTTGGCTTGGCAGCCTTACTAGCGGGTTTAATGATTGTGGGCTTGGCTGGCTTAGTTGCTGGTGGGACTGGAGCTGGCTTTGCGTGAAATACAAGCTCTTTTACCTCCAGTTCATCCACTGAGTAAACAATACTTCCGTCAGTTGCCTCAATTGTAGCTAGCTCAGCTTCTGTTACTGTCATACCCAAGGTAATGGGTTGGCGCACATCATTGCGTAAGATAGTAGGCTTTTCTGCTGTAATTCGTTCGATTTTAATCATGTTTATACCTCTATTTGGGATATGTTATTGTGTTTTACCACATTTACCTTTTCTAGTAGTGGATGGGTAAACCCATGCGATATTAGAAAGGTGTTTAAATGTTCCTCTTGCAGCAAGACTTCTACTAGCTTTTCTTTGCCATCTGTGTCCAAGGATTCAACTGTTTCGTCTAGGATCAGTAGGTTAACTCTGCTTGAACTTAAGGTCTGCATTAGTTTACGAATAGCTAACAATGTAGCTACGTTTACTCTGGCCCGTTCACCACCACTTAGTGCAAGCATTTCAATATCTCGACCATTGTCAGTGATAACAACATTTAGTTTATCACTTGCCGAAATTTTAAAACTAATCTGAAAACGACCATCACTTAAGTCTACCAAGTAACCGTTAGTAATTTCTTCTAGGTCTTTTACCAAACATTCAATCTTATAGGCCACTAAACCTGTAGTAGAGAATGTTTTAGTTAAGATATTAACGGTACTCATTCGCTCTGATAGTTCATGAAGCTTTTGACTATAAACTTCAAGCTCTTCTGACATTTCTGCTAGTTGGCGACTAACAGTTTCTACTTTTGAGTTATGAGCATTAACCTGCTGATTGGTTTTTTCAGCAGTTTGAATTTTTGTTCGGGTAGAATTTATACTATCTGTTAAAGCGTCCAACTGCGACTGTAAACTATCTTTATCTAGTATAACTTCTGGTAAGTCTGCGTCAATAAGTTGATGGTACTTTTCCCACTCGTCTTGAGACTTTTGGGCTGATTCCCAAGCATTGCGTTTATTTAGGTAGGTTTTATACTCTGTGTTAAGCTCTAGCGTCCTTGACTGCAACAGCTTGATCTTAGATTCAGCTGTTGATTTTATGTCAGATTGCTCGGCTACTAACTCTGCAATTTTGTGTGTATCAATAGGCTGCAAACACGTAGGACAAGTACCGCTTAGTTTAGCTATTTTTTGTACAAAAGCTTCTGAGTCTTTGACTGTTTTTTGCAGCTCAATTGTTTGAGTATTAAGCTGTTTTGCTTCTGCTTGTGCTGGTGCAATGTCGTCTTGAGGCTTTTCTGGCACTGGCAGCAAGCTGATTTTTGCTTGTAGCTGTTTGTAAGTATTGTTTTGACTGATCTTTTTGTTTGTTGCAGCCACTGTTTGAATAGCTACCTCAAGTTTAGCACTTTGTTGCAATAGTTCAGCGTCTAGTTCTGGCACTGGCACCAATGGCTTAGTGCTAAGATCAGTATTAGAATACTTGTTTAGCCAGGCTACTACAGTATTTACTTGTGCTTGGGTGGAGGCAATATCTTTGCTGAGTTCTTGCTGAGTTTCCTTAAAAACTTCTTGTGCCTGTGTGTACTTGCCTAAATTTAAAATCTCAATAAGAAACTTTTTACGAGCAGTATCAGGTGCAGTTAAAAACTCTAGACTGGAAGCATTGGATTGGTAAACAATTTGACTAAAAGTTTTATGGTCAATGCCAATTAATTCTTCAATTATTTTATAAGTGCCAGTAGAAGTATGTGCACTTATATCTAAACCGTTTTTGTATAGTTTAACAGTTTGCGTGCTGCCACGGCGTGTTTCAATCTTGTACTCTGTGCCGTCTCTGTCAAATACTAGCTCAATAGAGTAGCTTTTATCTTTAACATAACGGTTAAGAATATCTGCTTTCTTAATTGACTTGGAGTTTTTGTTAAACAAAACCTCTTCTAACACAAGTGCAATTGAGCTTTTACCGTGGCCATTCTTACCCACAAGCTGAGTAAGTGGGGAAGCCACAAAGTCAATAAAGTTATCTGGGCCGTAACTAAAAGCATTAGACCAGGCTAGTGTTTTTATTGTTATCATTTGCTAGTTTTTGCTTTAATTCTTGTAAACCGCCAACGTACTCACCATTTACAAAAATTTGTGGTACGCTGCGGGCGTGTGGTACAACATCAATTAAGTCTTTTTTGGTAACATCCACACCAAGCATTTTTACTTGATAAGGAATAGCCTTGGAGTCCAGTAATCGTTTTGCTTCAGTGCATGCTGGGCAATTTGTTTGTGACCAAACAACTGCAAATGGGCGTTCATGTAAGTTTGTCTGCATGGTCTTGTAATTCTTTTAAAACTTTATCTACGGTAGCTTCTGGCAGCTCTAAGATATAGGTTATGTACTCGCGTACTTCTTGATCTAGTGACATTTCAGGCTCCAAGATCAGGGCGGAATCTGTGTCGCGCTTGAGAACTTTTGAGGAGATCAGCTCACTATCAGCTAATTCTCCAAGTTCTTGCATATCGCCTTGCACTTCATAGATTGTGTGATCAAAGTCGGTGGCATTGGCGGAGGTGGAGGCCTCTTCGGCAGTGATTGTTTTCTTGATGAGCTGCGGCAAGTTGAATCTGCGCCACTCATGACCAAGAGTATCAGCATCAAGTAGTATAGCACCAGTATCCACGCGTTGACGGTGAAAGCTAGTAGTATAAGGGCTGCCTGGATACAATATATTACGTTGTGAATTTTCATAACTGTGTAAGTCACCGGCTAAAACAATTTGCCAGCGGCTAAAAATATCCAAGTCAACTTCGGGTTTTACGTGTGGTGGAATCTCGCCACGAACGTGTGTGCAAAGAATTCGGCCACCAAACTCTCTGCCGGACTTTTCAAAGTCTTTGAGTTTGTTGTAGGGAATAATGTCTAGATCAAACCCACAATTTTCGTAGTAGTCATCAACAACAGTTACCAGTGGGTTTAGGCGATGTGTGGACTTTTTTAGGTTACTTAAAAAGGTTGTTTCTTTTTTAAGTGCTTCGTGGTTGCCTGGATAGATAATTGTGGGTTTGTGAAAGCTTTCAACAAAGTCAAAGTAGAGCTCAACTTCGTCCATTGTTGGCAATCGGTCAAACACGTCGCCACCTACAATTACCAAGTCTGCGGACTTTTGCATTTCTGCAAACTGTTCACAAAACATTTTAAAGCGATTACGCGCCCAGGGTACTGGAACATTCTTTTGACCCAGTTTGATGTGCACGTCAGCAGTGAATAATATCTTCATATTTATTAGACAAAATAGCCCGCAAGCTTTTTAGGATTGCGGGCTATGTGTTAGATTAACCTAATTCTTTGACAGCTTCTTGTGCAGCAGCATCACCACTGTCTGCGTCATCAGTATTGCTTGTGATCTTTTCCAGTGTAGCCAAAACTTCGGCTTCGGTTGGACGTGGGTACTTTTCATCAATGCTTTTAGCAGCATCAGCCGCTTCACGCTCTGCGTCACTTAGCTTGCGTGGCTTGCAACGTAGTACTGACAAGTCGTAGCTGACGTTAAAGGCTACAGGTCCTGTTTTGGTACGCTTGAAAACCACATCCCAGCCAGTGTCGTAATCGGTTGGGTCACCCAAATCTTCTGCGGCAGAAACAATCTGCTCAAACAGTTTCTTTTTCAAGTTCAGTGCTTTGACTTTGCCGTCTTTTGGATCAATACAGTTAACAGTATAAGACCAGCTGCACTTCAATTCTGGGAAGAAAGTTGGAACGTGGTCTTTTTCCACATTGTCAAACTTTTCCTTGTCGCGGCTAAAAGCCAAGCACTCAACTGGAATGTCTTTGTTGTTAGCGCCTTTAAGCCAGTAGATGTAACGGGGTAGTACGCCGCCAATCAATCGCACGGTGTTTTCGCCGTCTTTGTACTCATAAGCCTCAACTTTGTTTGAGATTGCTTTGCCTTTGGTGTTTTTAAATGAAATTGCCATAATTAAGTGTTTTCGTATTTAAAGTAAATTTTGTTTTGTTGTATGTTGAGCAGTGGATTGTGTTTAATTGCGTCTAGGTCAATGTCCTTGTAATAACTTAAGTCTAGGTAGGTTACACGATAAAGTTTATATAAGCTATAGTCACGCCTTCCTGCAAGTCTTATATATTGCGTTTTGTATGCAATATCTGATGAGTCGGAAAAAAGTGAGGCGGCATCTAAAAGGAAACTGTGTCCGACTAGGCTTCGAGTAAGTACTCGGTCGCGGCGGTTTTTCGGTATTAGCTTTCCGGTGAAATGCCTCTCAAGCATTGATAACATTAATTTAGGGTCGCAGTTAGTTTCCGTTTCCAGTAGATCAAGGTTGAAAAATAAAGCCATAATGGTTGAATTCAGACTATATTATAGCATAATGACCAATCTACAGCAAGTGTAAATTTTATCATGCCGTTATTACCTGCCAGCCTTTACGTAAGTAAAGCGATAACCTGTCATTGTTTTGCTTCTTGTCAGCAAACCCAGCAAAGTTAATATCCACAACTAGTGGATCTAGCTTACCTTCATGCAGTCGCTGAACTCGACCCACAATCTGCTCAAGTAAACTATCGTTGCTCATTGGAGCAGCTAGGATAACACAACTGAGGGTGTTAATAGATATGCCCTCTGAAAAGATTTGTCGCGACCCACAAATGGCCCGCTTGTTGCCGTTGAGAACTTCTTGCTTGATGTGCTGTCGTTCTTGATATTCTGTGTCGCCTGTAACAACCGCGCAATCTTCACCAATGTATTCCTTTACTTTGTGTAAAAACTCCACTCTGTCTGCTATTACTAGCACACTGTGGCCCTCTTGCATGTGCATTAATGCTATACCAGCAATAAACTGCCGGTACTTTTCCGACTCCAACAACTCAGTAACTTTTTCAACCCAAGGTACTCCAGGTTTTAGTGTAATTCCTGACCGAACAATGTGCACCGTTGGTGTTAGGGTGTTTGACTGTGGTGGTTTGTAAACCAGTGGACCAAAATAGTCACCGAATAAAATGTGTTTGCCGTCTTTGCGAATCATTGTGCCACTCAGGGCGATTCGGTAGCGTGCGTGAAAAACGTCCACTGTTTGTGCAAATGTAGTGGCAGGACAGTGGTGGGCTTCATCAAGGATAATAGTCCCGAACTCTTTAGCAAGTTGGTCGCTGCATTTTGCCAGGGTTTGTATATTTGAAACTGTGATGAAATGGTCTTCGTAGTCCATTCGTCCACCACCAATAACTCCGGGTTGTATCCCGAATAGGACTTCGACTTCTTCACACCACTGGTCTCTGAGTGCGGCGGTGTGGGTAATAACAAGAGTTTTTTGTCCGAACTTGTGAGCAAGGTGTAAGGCTGTAAAAGTCTTTCCCCATCCCACAAGGGCATTGATAAAGCACGTGTCGTCGATTGGGTCATAAACCACTTGTTGTTCGGGTCGTAAACCAAATTTAGGCGTTGG